TATGAAAATACTGAATTAGTTGCTATAATTGAAGATGTTGTTAGATTCAAATATAAGATTATTGAAAATAGCAAAACTAAAATTATAATTGATTTTGTCGAATTTATAATTAAAATATATTTAATGGTGGATAAATTAAAAATTCATGATTTTATAAATACTATTATTAAGTTTAAACAATTAATAGTATTTAATTTAACGGAAGATATTGCTCAATTTAAATACATAATTGCTGAAAATTCTAGTTCAAATATTATATGTGATTTAGCTCAATATGCAATACATTTAATTAATATGGATCACAAATTAATAAATGATTCCCAATTATTTTTTAATAATTATAAATCAATCATGGCAATTAATTTAATCGAAGACATTGCTCAATTTCGACATACAATAACAAGTGACAGTACAACTAATATAATATTGGACATTGTTCAATTTATAATAACATATAATCATAATTTAAATATGATAATCAATGATAATTCAGAAGTAATTCCAACATATATTGAAAAAAATATATTTGTTATATTGGCTCCAATAATGATAATATTTAATATTAATATCCCTGAAATTCAAACATTATCAGAAATTAAATATATAAATTATAAAATTGATTATTATTCATTATTTCAATATTGGGATCAATTGTTAGTAATATTAAAAATTAACAAACTTGACAAGTTATTAGAAAAAAAAGATAATATTAATATTATTAATACAATAATTACTGATGAATCTATATCTTTAACTGAAACAAATAATATATATAATATCTAAGGAGATCTAAACATGCAGACAATATTTACTAGAGAAGATTACAAAGTATTTGATAGTTTAAAAAATCAAAAATCAAAAATTGGACCAGTTGGTTGGGTAAGAATGTTTATGAATGCAGACAATAAACTCCCAGATGTCGATGGTCCAAATTTAATTGTTGCCCAAGGTCGTGAATTTGCTGCTCAAAAATTATTTGAAATTTGTGATAATGGAGAAGGTGGAAGGCCCAATTTTTATGGATCAAAAATTAGTCATTTTGCTGTAGGTTGTGATGGATCATCAGTAGATGGAGATATTGTTACAATTACAGAACCATTAATTAACGATACCCATTTGAGAAGTCCGATTGATTTAGGTAATGGTGAATATTTGACAGAACCAAGTGGAATATCTTGTTCAGTTAAACCAATTTTAACTGATGGTAATATTTTACTTGAAGCTGTTGAATATGATTCCTCCACATATTATACTCAAGTTAAATGTACTTGTGTATTAAATAATACCGAACCTACTGGATTAGACCCAGAACAAGCAGTCGAAGTTTCAGAAGCTGGATTATATTTTGTTGGAGCCACCAATGAACCTAAATTATTTTCGCATATTTGTTTTGCTCCGAAATGGAAAGAAAAAAGTTCACAAACAGTTATTGAATGGTATATTATGTTCTAATTTTGATGATTTATAAAAATATACTAATTAAAAACTATTAAGGAGTTTATATGTTACCAGATAAAAGAGAACCCGGAGTATATGTTTCTATTGAAGATGCCAGTTATGTCGGATCAAATGTTGTTGAAGGCCGATCCGTATTTTGTGTTGGTTCTTGTTTGAAAGGGCCACATAATAGAATTAAAGAAATTCATTCACATGGTGAATTTTTAAATACGTTTGGACCTCCAGATTTTCGCAAAACCAGCATGTCTCATTATTGCATGGATAATGCAATGAGAGAAACCGATAAAGGATTATATATTCGATTAGTTCCTGAAGATGCTCAACTTGCAAATTGTATAATTTCAGCTGATACAGATTCATCAGTTATTATCGGAAGTGATAATACAGAATTTACATTTAAAAACAAATGTTGTTATGTTAATAATATTAACCCTACCGTTTTTCATGAATATAAAGTAGGTGAATGGATTTATAGTTCAGACGATACCCAAACTGAAGCTCGCCAAATTATAGCAATTGATTATGAAAACAATATTTATACATTAAATGCTGAATACTGTGGAACAAGCGGAACAACCTCAGCATTTCGATTCAATCCATACCACATAAGTAGTCAAACTGATTTAAACCAATCATCATATCCAGTATTTCCCCCAACTGATTGTGTTTATCAATTTTATGCATTAGGTGCAGGCTCGTATTATAATAATTTACATATTAAAGGAGTTAGAAATTCAACTCTTGAAAAAATGTATATGACCGAATCTGGAGATGTTAAATTTAAATTTTTATTTATGGATATTGCCATTTACGAAACCCAAAAAAATGGGGTTGACAAATTGATGGAAGGTCCATGGACAGTTTCTTTAACAAAAGAAACCCCAGATGGAATGGTAATTCGAAATTTAACAAATGGAAATCCTTATTATATTGAACATATAATTAATGAACAAAGTACATTAATCAATATGATTGTTGGGTCACGAATATCTGATTTAACTGAAGGTGTTGATGAAGATCATGAATTAGCTAGATCTCAAATTATGTTATTATTAAGTCATAATAATCCAGTAAGTTCAGATTTGGTTATCCAAACACCAACTGGGGCAATATTCCAAAGTGGGTCAGATGGAACATCTGATGATAAACCATTATATGATAATAATGGCAATCTTCAACTTGGAACTGATTTTAATTTTATAGCAAGATCTGCATATGATGGTAGTTTGCAAAGTTTTGATGGTTCAATTGAACAAATTCGAGAAGTCACATATCCATTATTTAATCCCGATTATATTATCACTGGTGGGTGGCCAATTGAAGTCCAAGATGGGGGTAGATTATTAGCTAGTATTCGAGAAGATGTATTGCATATTGGAGACACTGGCCCAAATATTTCTCATAATATTGATTTGAAAATTCGAAAAAATGAAATGCCTTGGAATAATTGGACAAGTATGTTATATACCCAATTTAGAACCATCAAAGATATTTATACAAATGAATTAATTTCAATATCTCCAGTATATCATGCAATTGCTGCTCATCTTCGTAATGATAGATATAATTTTATGGGAAATCCGGTAGCTGGGTATGACAAGGGAATGGTTATCGAACCTATTGATTTGATGTATAGAAGTAATCATACTGGTCGTGGAGATTTAGGAGATGCACAATTAAATTGCACAATAACTGAACCCGATGGTAAATATTTTTTAACTCAATTAACTACTCATAAAACATTATCAATTTTGCAACGAGCACATGTTGCTAAATTTCTATGTTTTGTAAGAAAAAGTATTAGACCATTATTAAAACCATTATTACAAAAACTTGGAACCCCATATAATATTTCGATAGCGAATATGAAAATAACACAATTTTTAAATACATATTTATATTCTCAACAAGAATCTAGAAAAATATTAGATGATGCAAATGTATCAGTTCAATTTGATGATTCCAATTTTGAAATTAATGTATATTTATCTTTGAAATTTATTAGAGTAATTGAACATATTAATGTTTATATAGCAGTATCATAAACGATTATTGAAAGGAAATAATTATGAGTAACTCTTCAATTAATATTATTAGTCGATTATCTGGTCGATTTGCAGGCGCACAAGTTAAGCGAATTCATCCAGATTTTTTAACAAGAGATATTGGCGGACATTGGAGACAAAACCACCCTTATATTTCTGGATATTTTCAAATAATGGTAGGGTTGCCGGAAATTTTATTTGATAACCCATCCACAGATGTCGATGGAACATCAAGTCGAGGGGGAACATCAGGAACAAATAATTCTAATTGGGCATCCAAATGGTTGCATTCAACTTGTGAATCATTTACTCCTCATACTCAAACAATCAACAAAGTAGATGTTCCTGGACAAGGACAAATTGGAAGTTCTTATGTTGCATCAGTAACAACCGGTAGAGAAATTTCGTTTGCATTTAGAGAGTATCAAGCTTTACCAATATTAGGAATTATTAAACAGTGGGCATCTGTTATGGATCCATTTACAGGAATGTCTCCATTAGGGGGTAGTCAATATTTACCGCCTAATTATAAAGGTTGGATTGCAGTAGTACAAAACAAACCAACTCGATCACAGAATAATAGTTTTAAATTAAGTGATATTGAAGAGTGTTATATATATCAAGGAGTATTTCCAACTACTATCCCACTAGATGCAATAAATAGTGACATTACAGCAAATGACACAACTAATTTATCAGTAACATTTTCATTTGATGGTGCTCCATTAACAAGTGCAGAAGAACAAGTTAGTGAAAAATGTATTGAATTGTTAAATAATATGCAAGTTATTGGTGAAGGAACTGTTGATGGAAGTAGTACATTTAATGAATATATGACTAATGGATTAGAAACCTCCCAGTGGGCACCAGTACTCACAGATTCTATTCCAACTACAGAAGTTGCACAGTTTTATGGGGGTGGTGCATCTGTTCTTCCAAATAATGTTAGCCCATCTAATCCAAGACCAGGTACACCACCTAATTCCGAAACCTAAATTATAAAGGAATAATAAATGGCGGCCGTCAATATAATTAGTAGATTATCTAGTCGATTTGCTGGTGCACAAGATACACGAACTACTCCTGATTATTTGACAAGAGATAATAGTGGGCATCAAAGATTAAATCATCCATATATTTCTGGATATTTTCAAATAATTGTAGGTTTACCTAGTATTTTATTTACTAATATAAGTGGATCAATAAACAATACTGTTCCAGCATCTAAATGGTTACACACAACATGCGAGTCATTTACACCACACACACAAACAACCAATAAAGTAGATGTTCAAGGATTTGGACAATTAAGTAGTTCATACATAACATCAGTAACTACTGGTAGAGAGATTTCATTTACGTTTAGAGAATATCAAGCATTACCAATATTAGGTATTATTAAACAATGGTCATCTGTTATTGATCCTTTTACTGGGGTTTCTTCATTAAATGATAATCAATTTTTTCCACTTAATTATAAAGGTTGGATTGTAGTTGTTCAAACCAAACCAACCAGATCACAGAATAATCCATTACAATTAACTGATATTGAAGAATGTTATATATATCCAAATGTATTTCCAACTAATCTACCATTAGATGCATTAAATAGTGACGTTACAGCAAACGAATCTGCAAATTTACCTGTTAATTTTTCATTTGATGGGTCGCCATTAACAAGTGCAGAAGAAGGAATTAGCGAAAAATGTATTCAGTTACTTGGAATGTTTAAAGCATTAGGAAATGATAGCACATTTGATAAAACTATGAAAACTGGACTTGAAACGTCTCAATGGACACCAGTTTTTTCTCAATCAATCCCATCTACTGAAGTAGCGTCATACTTTGCATAAAATTTAGCAAAAAAAATAATAAAGCCTCACACAAATTAATGTGTGAGGCTTGTTTTTAACGCTAATCGTTAAGGTTGTATTTATTTTTTAATTTTGTCCAACTGTCATTAATGACTGTGTCAAATTCAGAAATATTTCGATCTGCACCATCTTCATAAAGTTATTCAGCTAATATGATAAATGTCTCAGAGGATAATATTTCCGATAATATTAATTTCAAATTAGATTTTGTAATATTATGCATATTGTATCGGATCTTTTAACTTATTATTTTTGAATGCTTGTAATCTACTTAAACATGTAGAACATTTTCCACAAGATAATTCAGAATCGCAATAACACGATCGTGTTAATTCAAATGGAATTTTTAATGCATTTCCAAGATTAACAATATCGGTTTTTGTCATATATGTTAATATAGCTTCAAGTTTTATTTCATTCTCTGTAGCTAAAATAATTGATTCATATAATGAATCCAAAAATTCTGGTCTGCAATCTTTATATGTTTCGTGATCATCCATATGAACACCAAAAGCAATCATTGTTGCTCCTATACTATCAGCATAACCGGCAAGTATAGACGCGAAAATTAAGTTTCTTGCTGGAACTACTGTTTTTTTAATATTTTCACTATTATAATGTTCTCCAAATGGAATTTTATTATCATTATTTAATAATAAATTTGATTTAAATAATTGATTAATAAAAGTCAAATCAATAGTTTGTAGCGGGGGCAATTCAACATTATCCAGAGAATTATAATAATCAATTATATTATTAATTGATTTGTTTTCCCATTTATTATGTTTTGAACCATAATTAAATGTAACTGGAATCACATCATATCCGTTATCAATATAATGTGCTAATAATGTTGTTGAATCTAATCCTCCACTTACACTAATAATTACTTGTTCATCTTTCATAAAAATTTCCTTTATGATAGTGATCCGATTGGAATATCAGTTATGTTTAATGTTTTTGGTGCAACTTTTGTTTTTGTTTTTTTATTTTGTGGAGCTTTTCTTATTACTAATGAAACACTTGTTTTTTGTGTAACAATTTCATCATATTTACTTTTATCTGAAACTATTTCAGACAATGCCATATAATTAATTTGTTTTCGAGTTGTCGATTGATATATACATTTCCATAATATACCATCCGCATCTTCGCCAATTTTTTCATTAACTTTATCTCTGTGTAAAATATCAGCTATATCAGATCGAATATCTTTTAATATCCCATCTAATTCTGTAGCTTGTGATTTTACTTGAGAATATTTTGTTATTAATTTATCAAGTTGTTTCATAATGGTCTATATCCTTTTAAACTTTTAATTGATGGTTTTTTTTTAGATTGAAAATTAAAATTTAATTTATTCGGTGAAAAACTACTACCTGATGAAAGTGTTGCTCCTTCCCATATAGCTGATACGGCAAGAGCCAATACTGCTGGGATTCCTACCACTAATCCTAAATACATTGCTGTGCAAGCAACTTTTTTCATAATATAATTTTCCTTTTAAGTTAAGTTAAGTTAAGAAAAATTATATAATTAAAATCAATATGTTTTTTTACTATTTAAAAAGTAATTATTCTATTTTCCAAATTATGTCTGTTTCATTTTTCACAAATAGTGGAATTATATAATTCTTCAACAATGATTCAATATCTGAATTATTAATTAATAATAAATAAAATTTATATTTTTCAAATATATATAAAAAGTCTTTATTATTAACAATAGCTTTATCAATTAATTGTAAATTTTGAAATTTTAATAAAATTTCATTTATAATTTTTAAAAATCCTGTTTTCAAATAACTCATATTATATGCAATTCTACCTGATAAATATGATTCAAATTCACTATAAGAATAAATTTTATAATGTTCTAAAAATGATGGTAAAATTGTTGAATAAAAATCTATACAACAAAAATTATATATATGCTCTCCTAATTTATCATCATCATCATGAAGTTCTAATTGTAAAATATCATAATTTTCACTATAATAAAATGATATTTCATTATAAATTTTATTTTTATATGGTTTAGAAATTGGATCCAACAAGTTAGATCCCAAATTATTAAAATCAATATATTGCTGTTTAATTATTTCAATCAATTGATCATAAATATTTTCGTCAATAGTCATAGGTATCGCCATAAAAGTCTCCTAAAAAATAAATTTTATAATAATATAATTTCTATATTAAATATTAGAATATTAACTTGGTTTATCTTCTAATGCTTCTTCCCAAGTAATTACATTAGTTGGAAAAGGCCATTTTGGATGGCGCTCAAGATTATTTAGCATTGATGGTTTTCGAAAATCATCTTCAACCATAAAATCATACCCATATATTTTATCATTATCATCTAAATCTTCATTACACATAAATTCATTAACCAACTTATTTACATATAATTTTATATCTTTTCCCATATATCCTCTTATATTGAATTTAAATATTCTTCCCAGGTAATAGATTCGATTTCATCATTGTCACTATCCCAATCATTTCTATTTTCTAACATATCTAAATCCGCAGGTTTTTCTGGACCATTTGTTATTTTAAAATCATACCCATATACTTTATTATTACCATCTAAATCTTCGGAACCTACAAATTCACTAATCAATACAGCTGAATATGGAAGTTTATCTTTTAATTCTTTACTTTTGTAAGAAAACGCTTCAATACTATCATCAAACCCGGCAGACAAAGGACACTCAAATACATCATTTACAATTACTTCTTTTGCATGTTCGGAACAAAATGCAATTATTTTATCTGAATTCATAGTAACAATTATATATGTTTTAGTTTTCCAAAATTCGTCCCAATTTTCAATATCATATGAATGTGATTCTCCTATAACACATATTGTTGTTTCTGAATCAAAACCATTAAAATTTATTTTGTTTAATTTCCATTTTTGTGAATTACTTCCAATCGATTCAATTTCATATATTCCATTTTCTTCAGGTGCAATTTGTTGAGCAACTAATATTAAATCTCCAGACATAATTTTCACACCATTAATAAAGTCTAATTTTCCATTAATAGTTGCCGTTAATCTTTTATAAAATGGATCATATATTGCATTTAATGGCAATATAGTCATTGCATTAACACATTCATCATATAATGAATAAACAGATTCTAATGAAGGATAATCAAGTGAACAATATCTAAGTGTTCTATAAAGTTTTGGTAATTTTTGTTTTTCCTCACAGTTATAACATTTGTGAAAATATTCTTCCGGGTCATCAATAACAATGGTTTTATCGGGAACCATTTCACCATCACTACATGAATCACATAAATAATGGGTTATAAACATTCGATGTATTTTAATTTGTTTTTCAGCCATTATATTTGTCCTAAAAAAATAATATTGCTTCTAATATTATTAGAAGCAATATTTTGGGGTTATTAAAAAATTAAATTACCTTGATCAGATTCATCAATACTTTCAATAGTATTAACTTTAATTTTTCCTCCAACAGTACAATTGACCATAGATAAATATTTTTCACCATCTTTTACTACTGAAATTTGATATTGTTCAGCTTCAACAGTTAAGAAATTATTAAGTCGAAGAGTTAAATCAGAATTATTTTCATTTAAATCTTGACTATCTTTTTTATGAGCGGGGAATATGTAAATGGCTGTGTCAGGAATATGTATTCCTTTTACATATTTGTCTTTAATTAGATATTCAATATAATCACTACTTTTACTTAGATTTTTGATTATTTTTCGTTCATTTTTATCGACTGTAAATTGAGCAATTGTTTCAGCAGCAGATGATATATCAAATGATTCAATATTTTGTTGCAGTATTGAATCTTGTTTGGGCAAAAATAATTTAATTTCCCCATCAGTAACAACAAATCGACTATTCTCATCATCTGAAATGATAAAAATATTATTATTACTACTAAATTGAGTAAACATTGAAATATATTTTTTTGGATTTATTATATCCAAATTAATAGTTTCACCTTTTTTATTTTTTAAAATTTGGGTCATATCGGCCTGTATAATACAATCAACATTGCCTTGTGTAATTATTGAATCCCGTATCATAATAGTGTCATCATTTTCTTTTGATAACACAGATAATATTTTAGTCATATTATCAAAATTGGCTGGACTAATTTCTGTTACTACATTTTCTGGAGTTTCAGGAACATAGTTGTCATCTGGAATCATAGTTTGTTCTGAAACAATATTTGAAGCCGAATCATTATTAGAATTATTAAATGGATCAACTAAATCCACATGTGGTGAGGGTGATATTTCTTGTTCTATATTTTGAATAACTGTATCCATAGCATTTGACATAAATGTTTTTCCTTTACCAAGTTATATTTATAGTTATATTTTTTTTAGTCACTGAAAAAATCAATGATTTATCATATTCTTTTTCATTCAATGATTTAGATTTCAAACATTTAGAAATTGCAGAGAATATATGTTTTCCAAAATTATCTTCGAATTTAGTAGCCAATATATCATTTTCAAAAAATAATATTATATTTCTTTTATTAATATGTTTATCAACAATTTTAATATTTGTCATCTTTGCTGAACTCATAATAATATCAGAATACCATTCAGTTTGAATTTTTTGCTTATACATAGATTTCCTTTTCATTTAACAATTGTTAATTTTACTGGGGATTTTTTTGTTTGGATTTTTGAATATCCGATTATTTTAGATCTTTCTAATATAACAATATTATTAATAGGTATATAAAATTCGTTCCCATCAATATTATATATTTTTTTATTTACCTGTGAACATACTAATGTGTCTTTTCCTGCATAATCAATTACACATTTAAACTCATTATTCCCTTCTGCGAATATTAATATTTCAGTTTTTAATGGATATTTTAAGTTTCCAATAATTACCTCCTTTTGATAAAAAAATAATATTTCCTGCCAAAAATTAATTTGGCAGGAAAACTTTGTTTTTATGCTATTTTTTGGAGCTGTATTGCCAACTCCGTATTCATCTTATTTTCTTGTAGGTCGACTTCACAACTTACAAAGTCATTGTTGATGTTGACCTTTTTAATAAATTTTCTAGGCCAGCATATACAGTCTGGAAAGTTATTGGATATTAACTCGTTAACCGAGTTTTTCACGACAATCTCATCCCGTGTATAACGGGAATACGTAATCTCCAACAATCCCAATTTTTCATTTTTGCTAATCCAAATTCGCAACATAATTTTTCTCCTTTTAATAAATAAATAAATAAATAATAAATAATACAACATAAAATTAAAAAATATTTTTTAATCTTATAATTATATTATTTCTATATAAAAAGTGAGAATATAAAAATTAATAATGTAGGCCCATACTGTTCATAAATGTCTTTAATACGGTTGATGTTGTTCCTTGTTTTATATTTTTTGGCATATTTGATTGGCCAGTAGTAGTTATATTATTAATGACCTCTCGTTTAGCATTATGATCATCCGCTCTCAAAGTATATAATTCATCAACAATATCTCCAGCATCAAATGTTAAAAACGCATGCAAATCTAAATTACCAACAGCTTGACCCCCACCACGCGATTTACCTTTAACAGATTGGGAAGTTAGCATATTATATTTTCCAGTAGATCGAGCAGTTACATAAGATTTTGAAGTTTGTTCTAATGATTGCATATAACATACCCCTACCGGAACTTTTTGTTTAGTCCAAGTTTTCAATTTAGGAATATATACATATTCATCTAATTCTATTTTTAATATATTTGCAGCTTCTTTAATATCTTCAAAATTAATTGTTTTAAATGGTGGAACCAAAACATTCAACATAAAATCCGGATCATCTATTAATTGTTTTCGAAATTTAACTTGTCCCATTTTATCTAAATATTGATTTATACTAGCGATCAATTCTTTTGTTTTTAATGCTTGATATACATCAATTATTAAATTTATAATCCGTTCAGTTTGAACTGTTGTTAATTTAGCCATTTCTTTAATTTTTTTATTTAATATAAATATCACTTTGCCTAAATATAATTCTTTAAGCATTGCTATGTTTTTTCTGCCAAACATTCCAACAGTACTAATGAACACATCAATTGGTAATTCACTTTTGCTATATGGAATATCTGGGGTTGGGATTATATAAGAAATAACACCTTTTGCTCCATATCGGGAAGCTAATTTATCTCCTAATTTTAAATTTTCTTTCTGTTTAATATAATAAACAATTTCCGCTCCAGTAAACTCCATACCACCTTTTAATTTATGCCCACCAATTTTTAAAAATTTTGTTGATATATTATCTAATGCTTTAATTTTATCATCTTTATTTTTATAAGATTTTTCCAATTTGGTAATTGTATTTTTTGTATCAACTGCTAAATCTTTATGAAAATTAATAATTTGACTATCAACCTTAGTTTTATTATTTATAAATACTTTAACATCAACAATTTTTCCTTCATGACCCATTAATTTAATACTATTGTTACCTTGTTTATAATTAATAGTATATTCATCATCTGAATCTTCATCAAACCCCATAATATCATATGTATTTAAATATTCATCTAAATTATCATTATATGTAAATTCAACTAATACATCTTGAGGTGTTATGTCTTTTTTATCAGTTACTAATTTTAATATTTTAGTTTCAGGTGGAATTACGATTTGAACTTGTTTAATAATATCTCGATGTAAATCTTCAGCCATCGTATCAGCAATACAATATGCATCTTCATACACAGTTCCCATATATTGCATAATAGCCATTGTGCAATTCCTACCTGAACAATACATTCCATTTTTATTAAAATTTAAAGTCCAAGCAATCATTTGCCCTTTTTTAACTTTTTCACCTTCTTTAATAGTATCCATATCTAATCCAATAAATGCACCCATATATGTTTTAGATAATCGTGGAATAATATCAAATGTTTCTTCTGTATTATCCTTATATTTTATAGTCATAGTTTTATTAGGATCAACATTAATTACAACTCCATCTTGTTTAGATTTTTGAACAAATCGTTTAGATGATAATTCGGTTGTAATAAATTCGGCTCCAGTACCAACTAATGGGGGTTGATTGCCAACACTAGGAGTAGTTTGTTTCACATGTGTTGCGCCCATAACTAATCGATCACTATCAACTTCATTAGCAAATGGAATCAATGCTTCGTTTAAAGCAACAGCTTCCCATCCAGACATATGTTTTGGATCATTAGTACTATAACTTCCAAATTCATTAATAATAGATGGGGTCAATGTATGTGATGTAGTTAATCCAACATTACCAGATTCAGGAGTTGTATTTGCAGATATATTTCCAATATGACTTTTATGAATAGCTCTATGATTTGTTGTGAATGATTCTTTATTTGGTACTCCACCCGGTCCAGTTTTTATAACTTGGGATGCTAATGTTATGCCTTCAATTGGATTCGGCCCACTAGTATATTGCAATACACCCGGTTGACTATAAATATTTTTAATAATATGGTCAGAAATAATATTTATTTTTGCATCTTTTATTCCTAATGATATTTTTTTACGATATTCATTATGCGCCATAGTAACCTGTTTATACATAATATTCAACATCATTTCGGATAATCTTGATCTATAAATATTTAAATCAGCAATATCTTGAACGGGATCATTTAATAATTTATCTAAACATTGATTGGATAATAGATTTGATAAGTTAACTGGTAAATTTTCAAATTCTAAAAGTTCTTTTGTTACTGGATCTATTTCATAATCATTCAATAACTTTAAATTTCTTGTTGCGCTTTGACCATGTTGTTTATCGATAAGTGCATGAATTTCAGTAGGATCATCTAAATTATTTATTTTCTTTTTTATTTTAAATGCTAATAATCCATTGCATATAAATTCTTGTCTTGCAGTAGTTGGTGTAATAGATAATAATTTATTATTTTTAATATTAATTAAATATTTAGATTCAACATCTGCATTTTTATCTATTATTTCATAATCTAATCCGAATTCATTTAATGCACTTAATAATCCTTTTTGTTGCCACATATAAGTGATTAATGGTAATTTTAATCCACCAATATAAATTGCAATATATTGAATTGATTGTTTTGTTTTTCCTAATTTATCATCAGGATTTATTATTTGAATCTGTTCAATAATTTTTTCATAAATGATTTCATTTCTAGTTTGTAATAATTTATCATTATCATTATTATATATGCAATTAGTTTCTTTATCAAATGTTATATTATCACCGACAGAATCAGTATACACTATATCACCAACAAAATATATTTTTGAATTGTCTTTAAAAACGAAATATTCTTCGGTTCGTTCTTTAATTAGTCCCGGATATTTTAATCCAATATATGATAATATCTCTTCGGTTTTTGATAAATCAAATTTAGTATTTTCTAAAGATAAATGAATAATTGCATAATTGCTTAAAATACGAACTTTATTTTTTTCTGTTTTAGTTATTGGTTTCATAAATTGTTGGTTAGCCATAATATATTGAGAGCCATTCAATTTAACATATCGATCATTAACTATACCTGGAATATTTAATGTTATATCATATTCATCTGTATTATCTCCACTTGTATTTTGAAGAGTTATCGTATATTGAATTAATCTATCTGCATTATTATCAATTATAGAATGCTTAATTTTTTTTACTTTAACTGCATGATCTGGAGTTTCTTCAAATGTTGAAAATAATTTTTTTATATTTTCATGTATTGTTTCTTCAAATTCGTATTTTTGTCTCCAAGCTCCAGTAGTATAATCAATATCAATTACTGATTTAGGATTAATAATGTTATTAGTTACAGATTCAGAAAAAACAAGTGGGGTTGTATAATTATTTACATCACTAATTTTATTTAATAATTTTTCAGGATTAGCTAAATAATCAGGATCAACAACATCCGTATTAAATAATGTTTGATGTATTGATTTAAATACAATTTCAGATGCATCATATTCGGACATAGATTTAATTGAATTTAATTCAATATAATCTTTAATTGAATTTTTAGCATTAGCAATAATATCTGGGTTCGTTATATTATATTTTTTTAAAATTCCAGATAATACTTTAGTATTAACATTTACGACTACTGAATCATCCGTATCATTTATTGAAATTAATAAATTCTTGTTTAAAGTGTTTTCTTTTTTGTCTATTTGTGAAATTTTTGATTCATCAGTATTTAATAATAATGATGGAAGTTTTTTAATATTATTTGTTAATAATATATTATTATTATTTTCTTTTCCAAATACTGGAACTAACGAATTAGGAGTATGAACAAATCCATATGTTGTGTACAAATTTAATTTTAAAAATACATCTTTACTCAAATAAGTTTTAATATTATGAAACATATCACTAAACAAACCATTAGAATCTTTAATACAAAACATTAAAATAATATTAATATCTTCATTTTTTAATTTGATTTTATCATATATTTTTGATAATTCATTAAAAATCATAGGTGTTGATTGATTCATATTAGATTTTGATGTTATAAATTCATATGAATTTGAAAATAATGTCATATCATATATTAGATATTCATTTTTATTAATATCTATATTTCTCATAACATTTATTATTTTAAGTTTTTTAATACTATTTTGTTTTGTTAATTGTGTTTTAAGTTTAGTATTTTGTTGTTTCCCATTAAACATTTTATTACCAATAGTCATAGTTGTATTTGGAGAAATAATACCAAGACATTGACTTAAATATAAATTCAAATTTGGTAAAAACCCAACTAAATCAACATTTGTATCTGGAATCACTAGAATAATTGAAGGTTTATCAATTTGTATTTGTGTTTTTGTTATTGATGTATTTTTAAGTTTTGAATACGCTACTTCTTGTATTATTTGTTCCATATAACCCTCAACAAGTTTTAATATTCCATATATTTGGAAATAATTCAAAGAAATTTAATTCAAGCAATTCGTTTAATATATAAATATAAAAATACCATATTTTATCACCATATATAATTGGAATAGCTAAATTAAACAAATTGATATTAGGATCAATTAAATAGTTTGTTAATAAAATTGTTTTTTGATATTTAAATTTTACAATTAAAAAAATTGTAGTCTGTTCAGTTGTTTGGGATTGTTCATCAATACATTTAGTTAACCATTTTTTTAATTTATATTGATTTATTAATGTAGGAATATTATCTTTATATCCGTGTTTACATTCAATTAATAATGGATACATTCCATTAAATTTTATTGGAAATTGTTTTATTGGAACGATATCTCCCATATAAGTCGTTTTGATTGCCCCACTTGTTAAATGACGTCCTAGTACATTTTTATCATCAAAAATCCAAGTCCCCAATTGTTTTGCAGTAGTGTTTTCAAAAGCATTTCCTTTTGATTTTGATTTTCCAGGTTTCATAAAAATTCTCCAATCAATTATAATTACTATCTCTAACAATTATTTTGTCAATTGGTGATAATTTTTGTTGATCATTATCATCAGCATCGACTAAACTAGTTTTAATTGCTTTATTCAGATCTTGAAACGCTAATCGATTTATAAAAGTTCCAGTTACAAATGGTAATTGTTTGCATCCAATTATTTTAACATTTTTATAATTTGATAATCTAGCCGGAGTATTTGGATTATCAGCATCTCTGAACATATTTCCTACCAATATTTCTAAATGAACTAAATCCATTTTAGGCATTTCATCAACCAATGCATTTAATAATAATTGTTCATCTTTAATATGTTTAACACTATAATTTAATAATTTATCAACAATTCCAGGATTTAATGTTGATGTATATTTATCTCGGCTAAATATTAATTCACCTTTATCATATGTGAATGTTTTTAATTTTCCTTTACTTTCAAATAAATTTGGTTTCATAATGTAAATATCAAAATTAAATGGAGTAGTAAACACTTGATTTTTAAAATGTATTGGAATTATTCCAGGAAATAACATTTTATCTGGTAAATCCGAATAATTATTTGTATATTCATTTAAATCAATTTGAATTTGGATATTATTTTTATTAGCATATATTTTATTTTTTTCAATAACTAAAATTTTGGATAATGATTCTTTATCAATAGATGATTTATCAATTAAATCATTAAAATCTACATCAATAACTTCAAATCGTTCAGCTTTATGTCTTAATCCCATCATAATATTAACAGTTACCATATTTAATGCACCAGCTGCTAAAATTCCAATATTATCTGTTTCAAGATTAGCACTAAGTTTTCCATAACAAATAGGACAAATATTATTATCTTTATTTTTACAATATAATGGAGATCTTAATTTAATTTTTTTATTAATATAATTTTTAATATTTTTTTTAGTTAATAAAACTAAATCTTCCCCATCAACAATGTATCGATTAATTAAAGTTTTAGCATTTGTGGGATTAACAAATAAAATTAAATATCGTTTAGTATTACATCCTTTACTATTATTATCTATTTTGATATTAGAAGCGGCCATAGTTGCGGTTCGACTTAAATATCCTGGTACCCGAACGGCTTGGGTTTTTACATAAAATCCATTTCTTGCTTCATTAGCTGCATGATAATAATCTTCAATTGAATAACCATCTCCGACTCCAGATGATACTCTGATACTGTTGCCATTTATATCTGAGCAATAACCTTTACTAACCATTAAAATTTCAAATGTCTTTTTAGACATTTTGCCAGAAATTCCAGATTGTAAAGCGTCAACAAATGATGTATCATTTACTGATTCTTTCATTAATATGTCAACTAATTTTTGACCTTCTTCTTTAAATTCTTCATCTGACATATTTTGTGCACGTTCCATAAATTCTTGTTTTAATAATTTAAAATCATCAGATGGAGTAACATTATCAATACTTATTGAATTTGGTGAAATCGTTGACAATTTAAATGCTTCTCGATTTAAGTTAGTTAAAATTTTGCTCATTTCTGCAGGTTCATGTTTTGTTGTAAGTTCTGCAACAATTTCATCTATTTTAGATTTATCAATTGGTTCATTTATTAATCTAAAATTATTTGGTAACATAATATTAAACCAAATTCTACCTAAACTCATTTTAATTGATATATTTTTAGTTTTTTTATTAGCATATCCATATTGAGTGGTTAAATTTACTTTATCATCTTTTAAAGTTTCATATATTTTTTCTAATGTCCATTCCATAAAAACTCCATATTATTATTTTGACTGAATAAAAAATAATTATTCAGTCAAAAGTTTTAATTAACCACAAGTACTATATCCACAAACTAAACATACATCACATCCACCCGAATGTATAAGTTCAGGTTTACCACATTCAGGACAAATACTATTTTCTACTTGATTTTTATTATTATTTACTTTTGGTGAATCATCAATATTAATAAAATTTTTTAATATACTACTGATGATACTACTTAGTTCTACCATTGACACTGCAGATTTTTCTAATTGTTTAATAATTTCAGGAATCGGAGCATTTAATCTTAATAATAAACTAACTAATCTGGTAGTTGAAAACCAATAACTTTGTTTTTCTAAAAACTCAGCCGTATTTTGCATATGTGGAAGATTTGCAAAAATTTCAATAGGTCTCCCATTTGGACTGACTGTGACCGTTACATATATTTTAATTTGTTTCCACATTCGTATATAACGATATGCTCTGCAATTTCGATCAATATTAGATTTAACTTCATTAAGATGTTTTGTAATTTTTGAAACTGATAATATATTTGTTTTTTCTTCAATGTCATTTGAAGTTGATAATATTCCGGTTTTTGATCCGTCTCTAAATATAGTTATTCCTTTAATATTATGTTCATATGATTTCATATATATATCATACACATGTTCAACAGTTGCATCATTTGGTAAATTAATAGTTGAACTGATTGATGTATCTATCCATTTTTGAATAGTTGATTGCATTTTAATTCTATCAATATAACTAATATCATGACTTTCAATATAATGAAATTTTTCTTTAATTTGAGATTTTGATAATTTTAATATATTATGCCCGACATGTTTGGCTAATGGATAATGAATTAATCGAAATTTTTTGCCATTTAAAATACGGGTTTGACGAAAATATTCAATAGCAAAAATTGGTTCGATTCCACTTGTCATGTTGCCTGCAATTATTGAAAGTGATCCAGTCGGACCAATAGTATTAAATGCACAATTACGGATTCCATAGGTAACAATATCATTAATTATTTTATTTTTATTTCCACTAAGCATATTATTTAATATATTTTGAATATATTTTTGCTTAATAAATTTATTTCTTGATCTTTTACTTTTTAAACATGGTGAGCATCCTTTTTCTTTTGATAATAAAATACTGGTTTTAATTTCTTGAATGGCTTTATGATAAAATAAATCATCAACGAAGTCTAATGCTGTTTCAGAATTATAATTAATATTTAACATAGCCAACATATCATTTAATCCAGTAATTTCTACACCGATACGTCGACCATATTGATCAATTGTTGTTTGTTTATGTAATGGATGGCGATTAATATCAATTATATTATCTAATAATATTACCGAATAATTAACAGATTCTAAAAATAATTCAATATTAAATTGAGCTTGAGGAGTATAAGGATTATCAACAAAATTTGGCAATATTAATGCTCCCAACAAACAATTTCCCCAAGGGTTAAGTACTTGTTCACCACATGGATTGCAAGAAAATATTTCTAATTTTTTATCAAATGAACACGAACTATATTTTTTAGCATGATCAAAAAATAATATTCCTGGATCTCCAGATTGCCAAGCAGATTCAGAAATCATCATCATTAACTTACGAGCTTTAATGGTTTTATAATTTTTAACTGGATATCCTTTTTCAAACCAATCATCATAATTTCCATCCCACGTTGAATATTCATCACAATAAATATCAGGAAATTTAAATGTCCAATCTTTATCATTTTTGACCGCTAACATAAATTCATCAGTTATTTTAATACTAATATTAGCATGAGAGATATTTGGATAACGATTAGGATTTAATGGATCTTGTGCAAATACTTTTTCGGGATTGGATTTACAATTAATAAAATCAATAATATCTGGATGATTAATACTAATTGTTATAATAATTGCCCCAGATCTTCCTTCTTGCCCAATTAATACTGCTAAGTCTGAAATTTGAGGCATAAATGATACTGCACCAGTTGAAAAATTAGCAGCATTATTTATTGAACATCCTTTTGGCCGAATAACACTAACATCAGTTCCAACCCCACCTCTAGACGCTAATGTTTTTGATATTTCTTTTTGAGCTTGAAATATACCTTCTAATGAATCTTCTAAAATTGGGACAAAATAACAATTACTTAATGATACATTTTTAGTATAATCTCCAATATTAGTTAAAATACTTCCAGCGGGAATAAATAATTTATTATATAATATATTTTCAATTCCATCTATATGGTTTTTATTAAGTTCATTAGTTTTAATAATTGGAATTAATCGTTGATTATATAAATCATCTAAACAAGTTTCTTTGTTTTTTAAATATTTTGTTTTTAAAACTTGATTAATAAAACTTTCAGTTTCAGTAATAATCTCATCATATTCCTCAACAATACTAATTTCATCAGTCGAAGTTATTGTCAATTTTTTTTCCTTTTTAAAAAATAATTAAATAGGGAAGGTTTCTTCCCCATTTAATTGGATTATTTTTTTTGACGAGCTTGAGGCAATGTCATTTTACCATATTTTTTTTGAATTAATTGTTTATATTTTAAATATTTCTTTTTTGATTTGGCATAATTAGCATATAATTTTGGATTCTCTTTTTTTGCTAATTTCATTAATCATAAAACTTCTCCTATTAAATTTAAAATTTCCAAATCAAATTAAGATTTTTAATTTCATTAATAATATCAAAATCATTTTTTTCAAATACATGTTGTTTAATAATTTTTAAGCATTTTAATGTTTGAGTTCTTTGTTTTTTTTTAATAAATTCATTATCATCACATACATCTTTAGTATTTGAATCTTTAATACACATTTGTTATACTTTCCTTTAAATTTAAATATGTTGTTTAATGTCTGAATGCGGTATGTTACTACGAAATGTTTCTGGAACTTTATCAATTTTATTAAAATTTAATTTCGGAACAAATGCAATTTTAGCTTGTGCAATTTGATCCCCAGGATTAATTCTATAAGAATTGGATCCATTATTTACTAATATAACAAATATTTCTCCTCTATATTTACTGTTTAATGTTCCAATTCCATTAGACACTACGATTTTATATTTATCTGCCAATTTGCATTTAGATCTTATTTGCATTTCAAAAAAATTATTATTCGGCAATTCAATTTTAATTCCGGTTGGAAACCAATGAGTTTTGGTTGGCATTAAATTGAATGGATCATCAATTGCTGCTCTTAAATCAAAACAACAATCGCCAATATATTCATGTTGGATTTCATTATATTTACTAAAATCGTAATTATCCAAATATTCAATATTAATACTTGGATATAATATTGACATTACAATATTTTCAACGTGTTGAATTTTTACTTTATTATTTAGTTCTTTATAATTTTGATTCATAAAACTCTCCTATCTACGAGAACCCCAAACTTCAGTTTGGAGAATCCCGCATTTAAATAGATTATATAGATATACAACTATAATAAGATTTTAATAAGCTACCATTCCAAAGTTATTATAAATAACTTTGGAATCTTTGCGTTTGGCTTCGGCAACATCAGTAAACATTACTTTACCTTGTGTAGATGTCCATCCTTTACAAACTGAATAATTATTATTATGTTTAATAATATCACCAGGTCGAAATTTAATAAACATCCTTTTAAATATTATTAAAATTAGGGGTACAGTACAGGGTACATACTATAATATTTTATTGACATAATTCTCCTTTTCCTAGTATTATATTAAATTCATACCATATCCAATTGCTGGTCTAAATATCGAAAACATCATAAATAATTTTTCAAATGTGTTCATTTTAGTAATTTGATTCAAAATTGTTGTGTCGTTAAAATCAACAACATCTCGGTGGTCAAATTGTTCGTTTCCAATTGATATTGCATATATAACATCATCAACATGTTCAGCCGGAGTATGTATTGTAGAAACATCAAATGCTCGTCGTCCTACTCTATTATATAATTGACTAGCATTTGCTGCTCCTAATTTTTTCATTTCTTGGCCATCAAATTTAAATATTGATGGGATGTACATATTTTTAACTTTAATATTCAATCCAATTCCAACAGCATCAGTTGCTAAAATAGTTCGTATTTTACCAGAACTAAATAAATTTACAACAATTTGTTGATCTAATGTTCCCTGTTTAAGTTCAGATTTTGACATACCAGGTTCGTCCATTCGAAAAACATATCCAAATCCATGCAATACAGCAGTTCGTAAAATTGAATTTGAAATCCGTTCAGCTCCTGGCATTTCTTTTGCTTTTTTAATCATATAACCACTATTAATTTTTAAATTTTGGGACACTTTATTATTAGTTCGTCTAAACGATGAAGTTGGCATAGCGCTAAATGATTTTTGTTGAATTACTCCATTATTAATATCTTTTGCAGAATAAACATTTCCTGAACTTAATTTTATAGCTTTTTCTATTAATTGTATAATTAATTTTTTATTAAACAAAATAATTAAATTTGAATTTTCTTTTGGATTAATTAATAAATTAATTAATGTATTATTATCATTTATTCCATCATTTGCCAATACTGTAATTTTAGAAGCGTTTCCCTCATTACTTTTTAATATTTTAATTTCAAATCCCATATTTGCATTCACAAAATTAATAAAATTTTTTGCTGATATAGGATTAATTGTTCCACTTAATAATATTACATTTGTATCTTTATTTTTTTCATTAAACATTTTATAAATATTTTTTGCACTTGTTTCTGCATTATCTTGGGAATTATCGGGATCACTTTGAATTGTATGGGCTTCATCAATAATTATACTATCAATATGATTTATATTTTTAAATACTTTTTCATATGCAGTATCATGAACTGAAATAACAAATAATGAATTATTAATATTTGTAGGAGTATAAACTGCATTTGCTCTTTGTACTAAAACTTTATCAACATATTTTTTAATACCATTTGAAAGTTGATCAAGAACAATACGATCTAATTGTTTTATTTCATCTGTTATGCGATACATTGATTGTTCAATGTATTTATTTTGAGTAGTATCAAATTGGGTTTTTAAATGATCATATTGTTTATATAACCCATTTCTACGATTAATTTGGCCCTCAATATTAATTTTAATATTTCTAGTTATGAATTTCATAACAGCATCAAATGGATTAATATCCTTATTTGTGTGTTTTTTTTTTGAATTTATTTTTTCTAGAGATTCATATTGTTGAATCATTGATAATGCTTCAAACAAAACTTGGTATAATATTTCACAAATTTCAGAATAAATTTGATCACATAAAGTTCGAGTTGGTACTGAATAAATGACAGTTGGTATTTGATCAGACTCAGTTAATATTAATTTAATTCTATTTATTAAATTATAATAATATTGTATACTATTATTTCCCATATTATTTTGCATAGATGGGTTTATTTGCAATGTATTTTCTGCCCATGAATAAACAACAGGAGCAGTTTTTCCTGCTCCTGGAGCAGCAACAACATATATTGAATTGTTTTGTCTTAATGCTTTAATTATTTGGGTTTGCCAATCAGCAAATCGATATGTAAATAATTGTATCCCTTGTAAATTATTTGCCATTGCTCTATTTTGATGCAGTCCCATTGGTGGACGGACAGCATTAGCAGCTTGTGATTTATAATTTTGTATAAAACTTAAACTTTCACATAAATTTGACATAAGTTACCCTATGGTTAATGTTAATATTTAAAAATTTTAGATAGAAATTATATAAATAAGAAATGTATTGTGAGGGAACCACTCAGCGAAAGCTGAACCCTTCAGTACATTTTGATGGATGCCGTGTTACTTTTAAGGACACGGGGTATATTAAATTGATGAGAATAGATGTTGAAATCTATTGTACGCTCAGAAAATTTGGTATATTATCAGAGTTGAGAAGCTATTCTCACGGTACGATGTAATTTATTACACGTATTCAAAGGTTGTATATTTGTCTGATCTCGGATTTTCCCAACGTTCGCGAACAGCGGCTAGTAAGGAATTTCTTGTTTGTTTCTTTTTTTTATTTTTTTGTTGCCGAATAAATAATAATAGCGGCATCATGCTCTAATGAATAATTAATAGATTGATTAACTGCTGATTTCCACTGACTTTTTGTTTGGCTTGGGTTTAATTGTTCATAAGCTTGTTTAATACTTTCATTAGTTAATAATGAATATATTGCCATAGTATCACCATCGAAATCTGCACCACATCGAACACAATCTAATGGATTAATTCCCATAACACTATTAGTATCTTTAACAATAGGTTGGGCAGACATATAACTTTCACGATTTTCAACTGGATCTCGTTTATATAAAACTTGTTTTCCAACAAGAATTTCATTTAATGATTCTATTAATTGTTCTTTAAACATCGCAGGAACACTTTCAGGTTCATCATATATCATCGAAATAAAATTAGTTATTGTTTTATTGGTTACATCATCAACCCCCATAAAATCTTGAATTTGATCTAACATAGTTTTATGTTTAAATGCATAATGAATAAAAAAAGGTTCAAACAACTTTAACAATATATGCCAAGAAATTCCAACTTCTCCTAAATTTAAATTCATATCTTGTGCAATTACTAATCGAGCACTAAAATCTAGTACTTTTTTCATAATCCCACCACGAATCATTCCATATTTACCTTTAAGTAATTCTTTAATTTGTTTATTAATATTAATTAATAATTTTTGAGCATTTTCATATAATTCTTGTGTCAAATTGGGATCTAATAATTCAACATCTGTTGGTAATATTTGAATATAATTGATAAGTCTAGTATATAAAACATTAATTTCAGAATATTGTATTTGTGTTTTATTTTCTTTAATTATAATATCACGCAATCCAGCTGGCATTACAATATATTTAGTGATAAAAATCTTTGATTTATTATCTTTTAAATATTTAATATTTTTAATATTTTTATCACCAAAAGAATCAAAATTAATCTTATCAAAATTTTGAATAAAAAAAACAATGCCAGATTCACCAGTTTCATCTTCTATTAATTCACCGGAATCAGTTATTGTATATTTGGTTTTGTTTAAAATTAATTTTGTTAATGATGGATGCACGGATAATGCGATTGGATAAGCTTCAGGATGTATAAATGGTAAATATAAATCAATATATCCAAATGTAGATTTTCTATTACGACTACCTAATTGCCCGAAAATTGATTCTGAAAATAATCCTTTAGGGTCAAATTGTCTCGCACTTGTATAATATTTTGAACTTTCAACAGGGTTTATATTTTTATCAGTAATGAATCTATTAATATCCAATAATGTAAACTTCAATTGGAACCCCTTCCAATCGGAATCTAATTAAAGATTCCGATCAAATTATTTTTTTACTTGATGAATTTAATTAACCAACTCGTAAGTTTTGCCGTATAATCAAAAATTTCAATATCTTGACCACGTGTAACATTATATTTTGGGTATTGCTTATTAAAATCAAATCGAACATCTTCAATATATAAATTAATATATCGTTGAATATCGCTTGTTTTTTTAATAATTCCATATTTATTAAATATTTTATGTATCCTATCTTCAATTATAAATTTTGAATTATTATGTCTCCAATATGATACAATTGGACAATTTTTTGGAGGAGGGGTTATATCGTCTTGAACTTGTTTTGAATTAAATTTAGATTGTTTTTTCTTTAAAATTAAACGTTTTTTACCCAAATATAATTCACTATTATAAGGTTTAATAACACACCCGTATATTGGATTATGTTTAACTGAAATCACACTTGTATTTAATTTTTCAATATTATATTTTAAAGCATTAGTTAATGAAATATTATAATTAAAAATTGGAGCCATTTTTAAATTAATTTCATGTAAAAATTGAATTAATTTCTTAGCTGGCATAAAATTATTATTTTCAAATACATCATGAATCATTAATGTATTTCGTCCATATTTAACTTTGCGATTAATTGAATTTCCAATAAGAACTCCATATAAAATATAAATTGTATTTGTTGCAGTACTATGCTGTTTAATTAAATTAAACATATTCGAATTAATTATTGTTTGATAATTATGATATGGTTCATCATTTAATAAATATTTGTCTCTAGTACCATATAAAATTTCATTATTTGGAAAAATAGACACTTGGAAACTTCTTCCTAATAATTTTTCCATCATTATACATTTAATTGAATTACTATTATATCTATTATTAAATGCAGTAATAATATGATTATTTGTTGTTCGTTCAATATGATCGAATCTATAAAATTTATACATAATTTTTTCTTTCAATAAATTATTTAGATATTTCTGAAGTATCTTTTTCAAAAACATCAACATGTATTCTAGGAGAATATCGATATCCATAAGATTTGCAGAATTCAATTGTATCTAAACAATTGTGTTTATAATGTTTTTTAAAATTTTCTGAATTTAAAGATGGAGTCATTGGCATAAAAAATAATTTAGATTTATCTTCTATTGATAGACAAAAATTTATTATATCATTTTTATATTTTTCACAATAAATTAATTTATAAATAAAATTCACATGATAAAATGATAATTTTTCATATAATTCGTTATACATAAAAATTAATTTATTAATTGACATTTCATATTCACTAACATAACAATTAATATCTAATTTAGGAGATATATTTAATTGTATTTGTTTATTATCAGCTGAATCCAAAATAAATTTATTAGCAATATCGAATCCATTTGTTTCAAATTCAATAATATCAAATATTGATTTAAAATTTGATATTAATAAGTTGATTAATTCTTGTTGAATAAATGGTTCCCCTCCAGTAATCATTAAATGTTTTATATTTGGATATTTATATAAATTTTCATATATCATTCGTTCAATATCTGCAAACTCATATTGATGATTTTTCTTTTGAGATATAGAATATTTAGAATCACAAAATGGACATTTTAAATTACAACCTTCGAATCGAATCAATAATGATGGGTGACCAACTAATGGCCCTTCTCCTTGAACAGTTGGAATTATTTGATTAATATAATACATTTTTCTCCTTTAAAATAAATCTCCTGGAAATCCAATATCTTTAGCAAATAAAGACACACCTCGATCTAACCGATCTACATCTGCACCATCCATATAGGCATAATGGAAAGAACTTATATAGAAAAAACAATTTAAAATTCGACTACATGTGTTTTTATTAAACACTTTTGGATAATCTTTATTAATATTAAATAATAATATTTTTAATTTATTACGAAATTGGTTATTTCCATGAGAAATGAATAAATTTAATATGTCATATTGATCAATTACTTTATTCATAATCTCATCAATAATATATTCATAAATGACATGTATTAATGAATATAATTTAGGATTTGTTAAATTTTCATTATTTTTAATATGATTGAAATCCTTTTCAATTATCGAATATAGGTGTTCATTTGGAATAAATGTTTTTAATTGATTAATATCTGTGATAAGATCAAAAATTGGAAGTTCTCTAATTTTATATAAAGCAGTAACAGTGTAATTAATAGTATCAAATGTAATATTAACAGATTCTTTTTTATTTTTAAAATATACTTTATTAAATAATTTATCTAAAAACAACATAACAAATCTATCATATCTATGATACACACCCAAAACATGTAATATTGATTCAGATTCTAAATTATTAGTTTCTATCATTTTTGCAATTTTAAAGGCTTGTCCAATAAATGGTGAAAATTTAATACCTGTTATACCTCTTAAACTAACCAATCCACCAATTGAAAAATGTTTTAGTGATGATTTTTTCCAAATATCATTATACATTTCATTCCATATTTGTTGTTGTTTTTTAATTTTAAAATGGGTAACAAATATAAATTTTTCATATAATTCTGGATTTGCATCTAATATTTTTTTTGTTTCAATACAAGATTGATAATTTAATCGTTTAATATTATCAAATGTATTATGTTTTGGTTCATTTAAAAATATTGGAATATCTAATGATAATATATGATTAAATGTGTTATGATATTTTTCAATAAAATATACATAACATTCAATAAATTTTGTAATATTTCGAAAAGGAATGTCTCCTGTTATAATTGAATATCCACCACTATCTATAATTAATTTTTCATCTGGATATAAATTATTATAAAATTTTTCAATTTTATTAATATTATTATCTATTGTATTATATCCAAAATTAGATCCTTCACTAAAGAAATTATATAATGAATATAAATATTTTTTAACATAAATTTGTAGTATTTGTTTGTCTGGTCCGCGTTCAAAAACAGCCCCAGTTGTATGGATATAATTATAACTCAACTATAAATTCTCCTTATTATTTAATTTGACAAATTTTAGTTGTATGAGGTGTTAATATAAAATCTTTTGGCCACACATCTAATTCATGATCAGAAAAGTTTATTTTATATCCAGCATATTTACAAGCAAATGATATAATCGTTGAACAAATTAATGGTTCTTTATAATCTTCTACATTTGCTTTAGATAATTTACTAAAAAATGGTATAAATTTTCTAGAAACAAATCTATCCCAAGCACTTTTAAGTAATCCAATAGTATCATAGTCCATACCAAGTCTTAAATAAATATAATGTATTACTTTTTTTTGTTTTTCTTTAGTAGAATCTTTAATACGAATTAAACATGCACGATCCATACGATCTAAAACTGCTGCAAAATTATCAATCCCAACTTGCGTTGCATTTTTACTATCTGGACCAGTTACACCATATCCAATTACTTGTTTTTTTGACATAATTAATTTACTTGATGTATATGGGGATCCTTGAGCTTTTGCTAAAAAATTTGAAAATAATCCAGCATCTTTTAAATAAGAAACCATAATATCTCCAGGTTTACTTTGTTTTATAAATTCAGGTCTACTAACCACTGGAACATCATCCATAATGGTATTAATTATAGACTCTTCTAATAATATTTGTTCTTGCATTTCTAATATAGTATTTATATTATTATTTTCGTAATTAACTTCAAAAATTGATTTATACATAAAATTAATTCCTATTTAATTGTTCACGTTTTGTGACCCATTTTGAATCTAATTCATCAAAAAATTTAGATTTTTCAGCTTTGTCTTTTAAGTCTGAAAACTTATTAATATTATATTTTTTCATAGTATCTTTAACAATCTTATCGTATTCAGATTTGTTTTCAGGTATAGTAGATTCTTCAATATTAAAAAATAAAGATAAATCATTAATATCAATGACGGTTTCCCCAATATTAATATTAATTTTTTCGGTACAATTATGTTTTTTAGCTAATTCTATTGCTTTTTTTTCAATATCCTTTTGATGATGTTGTTTACTTCTTGCAATTGCCGCACTAATTAATCGACAATCAATCTTATATGATATAGGATTATATATTGGGTATTTTAAATTTGTCGGATCAATAAATGCCTCAGATCCTAATTTATCTAACATTTTTTGTCTAGTTTCTATTTTGGATAAAGATTTATGAACCACATCTGGAATTGATTTTTTTACAGCTTCTGTAACTGTTTCAAATAAATATGATTCAGAAATAATATTTTCATCTAATATAACATTAGGCATAATAATTTCCTTTAAAAAAATAATCAGTTTGATCTTTTATAAATTAATATAAAAGATCAAACTAAAATCCATTTATTTAATTAAAATGGGTTATCATCTCCAAATGGAGATGGAGTAGATGGTTGTTGAGACTGAGCCTGTTGTAAAGGTTGGGGTTGGGGGGCTTGTTGAGGCTGAGTCTGTTGTTGAGGTTGTTGAGGTTGATATTGTTGGGGTTGGGGGGCTTGTTGAGGCTGTGGTTGATATTGATATTGTTGTTGCTGCTGCTGAGATTGATATTGTTGGGGTTGGGGGGCTTGTTGAGCTTGAGGAGTTTGTACATTTCCAATTGAAATGTTTTTGTCTGCAAATTCAAGTTTAAGTGCATTGTCTCCTACAAAATCCATTATTCGTGAAACTGCTAACGCTTCAGAGGGTGAGAAAAATACACTAATTGCTTTGTTTTGTCCTTGTTTCATAGAAATTGTTACATTTTTTTTAGCTTGATTAGTAGTTTTATCCTGGGTTTCAAATTCAGAAACAAATGCCATTTTAATTCCTACATTTGCTCCTCCATATCCAGATTTGGATGAATCAGCAAATATTTGGAATGCACTTGTTTTAGAATCCGCACCACTAGCAACAGCTTTTAATGAATTTGATAGAGCAAAAACTTTCACAATATCAGCTTTGATTGTTATTTTTCCATTCTTATCAAATGTACGTTGTCCATTATCTCCTTGTACTCCTGGTGTTACCGACAAAAACATAAAATATTTAGGTTTATAAAATGGTAAATTAGGGTCAGTGTCTTTAACCAATGAAATTTCAAATAGGTTTTGTGCAGGGAACGATTTACTAAACACTGGTTGTAGCGAGCTATTTTGAGCCATGTGATTAACTTCTCCTTATTTAATAAAATTTAATTAGACCAATATATAAAATGATCTGGGGGGATATTCTCAAGATCTTGTTTGATTTTTTCCATCTCTTGTTTTGAATCAGATTCTAATTTATTCCAATTCATTTTCATTATCCCCATTGGGGTTTCAATTGATTCATATTTAGATCTTAATGCTGAAATCCAACGTTTAACAAATGCTAAACATAATGGTTTAAATAATCTATGAAAATAATCTGGTAATATAGTAGTTACATCTTTATGTGATACATTATATATTATAACCCCATTTAGAATTTCTTCGTCAAACATTATTTTATTTGGCATAGAAAATTCCCAAGTATTTTTAACAGACATCGATTCAATTATATCAGAATATTGATTATTAATAGCAACATCAACTAATCCTTCACCAAATGTATTACTTACACCTTGTCCAAACACATTAGTTGAATCCATTAAATTACCAGATGCATATTTAGTTCCATAAAATAAATCACTATTATTTTGAACATATGCATCTAACACATCAATAATATATTCTTCTGGATCAGAAGGTATAATATATGTCCATTGATTTTGTCCAGAATCTAAAACATGATTAATTTTTTGATCTGGTCCGATAATACAATATTTATTATTAGGTGAGTATTGAGAATAAAATGGAAGAATATCTTCATTAATTCCATCTATTATTTCTTGTTCAGACATCTCTAATAGATTTAATTTAGATCCCATCTCACGTTTGATATATGATAAAATATTATTATATGTTTGCATCTAATCCCCTCGTTCAATTTCATCCATAAACTGATCAATAAATGGAATAAATTTATCACTAATTGTTCGAATTTTAATTCCTCCTTCTTTATTATCTAGATAATCCATCAAATCCGAATTAGTTTCTTTATAAAAAACATTCATTTGATTTTCTACAATTTTATTAAATGCAGTATCTGTCGGTTTAATGGGAACAATATGCAAATCATATCCTAATGAGTCAATCATCCTAGTTAATGGTTTAATACCTAAATCAGTATCATCGATAAATTTTGTAAATTGTGGATTAAATGATTTCCCTAATGTTACCTCTGTAATTGATGATTTAGTAAAACCATCATTTATTAATTTGACAAACATTTCTCTCAAACAAGCATTCAATTGACTAATTTCCATTGTTAAGTTCCCTTACTTTAAATAGTTTTTAGATCGTCTTAATTGTTCTTCAAATGATGTCATTTTATAATTCTGAATAATAAGATCAATATTATCTTCAATAATTTTTGGTAAATTATCATAATGTTGAAGATCCACTATATCATATGGTAAATTATAATTTGAAATCAGATTAATTCCTTTGGCCGCACCAATACCTTTTAACCCAAATATTCCATCAGCTTTATCTCCCATTAATGATAATAATAATGGAATATATTCGGATGTTAATTGTCCAATTTTAAATTTTTTATAAATATATTGGATAGCAGTATGAGTGTCAAATAATTCGATAGCCATTTGTTTTTTCCCAGATTGAGATGGAAAAAACCTATTTGTAACTTGCATAGTATTTTTAAATTTACAAGTTTGTAACAAATCTTTATCATTACTAATAATTATATTTAATGTACCAATTTTTGTACTATCAAATAAATTATTCATAATAACATAATGTGGAATAAAATCTGCTTCCAACTGTTTTAAATAATATACTTGGTTTAATATTTTTAATGAATCTTTATTTAATAATTTTTCTAATTCAATAAAATAATTAGTTTTAATTTTTTTAAACAGTTCCGATTCATCATCTTTTAAGAAATGAGAAAATGTTGATCTTCCTTGTTTATATGCAGATGAAATTGCTGTATTTTGTTCATTAATTCCATCATCAAAAAACGTTACAAAAAATGGTGAATATGGACGATAAATATTATATAATTTATTTAAATATGTTCGATATTCATTAATTAATATATCAGATGGTTTTTGATTATTAATAAAATAATTAATTTCTGTAAATACATTATTCTTTTGATATAATCCTTTTGCAATAGATTGTAAATCTATATAAAAAATAATTTTATTAAGATTATATTTATTCAAAATAGTTTTTATTTGTGAATGAGGTATTGAACTCTTAATATAAATATTTGCCATAAAAAATCCTTTAATAAAATTAATATATATTATTATTATTTCTATATAAAATATTTAAATGTTAATTTTTTAAAATACCCATTAAAAATTAATTTCTATATAAAATATGAAATTTAAAAAATACATTAATATCCGGGTTCTTCATTCCCAGGTTTATTAGATAACCAAGTACCATCATGTTGACCAACTTCTGTAAATTTTGGATCACCTCGTTTACTTTGATCCCCAGCTGATGATTTAATAAGATGACTATCCTCAGATCCATCTGGATTAAAATCGGTAGGAACGGATTCTTCTTCACATATAGTTGTTACATGATCTCCGGTACCTTCAATATCATCTGGAGTAGGATCATCTTGAATATAAGAAACTGGAGGAATGCGATATCTTAAAAATAATGTTTTATTAGAATGATATAAATATGGTTCGTTGTAATTTTCTCTAATAAATATATTCATAATATTTATTGGAGTATGTAAAAATTGATCTTCTAAATGTGGATCTAGATTATAAATCTTTCCAAATTGAACAAAATCCGGAACACAATATGAAAATTCATAAAATGCAAATTCTTTAATTGCATCATCAAAAAATGTTCCCGCATTTTTATATCGTATAGTAGCATTTTCGTATGAATCAGAACAATATAGTCTAGTATCAGCAGAAGTAGTTGGATATGCCTGTGTCATTTCTAATCCAGGTTTAAAATAATTAACTGACCTTCCTTCTAATAGAGGTTCAGTTACCATTTGTCCTTGCATTTTATATGGCACAAATCCAGATGGTGCCCACCATTCTTGGCTATATCGACTATCTTTTTGATTAAATAATATTTTATCTATTGGATTTTTATTATATAAACATTTTTTAAAATCAGATATTGATACACTTTTATAAAATGTATACATTGATGACATATCTGAATATTTATTAACATCAACTGAAACGAAGTTGGTTTTTGTTCCATAATTAATATAAGTATTAACTATTTCTTTAATTTTATCTGAACTAAATTCGAAAGGATCGAAAAAATAACTTGCAAATGAATGACTAAAATGATATTTATCTATAATATAAGCGGGAATATCTAAATCAGTTTCTGCTTTAGTTAATATATGTTCGTAATGAAATTCATTTATTTCATGAGCAGGACCAATCCAACGATATTGAAAAATATCTCCAAATGTATTGGTAATAAAATCATGAAAATCTATCAATGTATCTTTAGCTCGTTTATTAGAAACGATTTTATTATAGGTGTTAAATTTCCCCATATAATATAATATTGGATGAACTAATATTAAAGTACACACATTAGTTTGTTGATTAAATTTAGATGGATTATCTGGAAATACACCAATACATTGTAATACACAATCATATAATATTTTATCAAATATATCATCTCTATCCCCATGTTGTATTGAATGGATAGATAATCTCATTTTTGGAAAATAATTTTTAGTTACCATTGACAAAGCTTCAATAATAATTTTTTCAGGTAATATTAATTTAATTGAACAAAATGCTGAGGTTTTAGTTATATTTGCTTTAATAAATGCACAATATTGTACATCAATATAAGTCATATTATTATCTAATAATACTAACACAATTTCATATCGTTGTAATTTAACTTCGGTCATAAATTTCTCCTAATTTTAAAACTGAACACTTTGAATAGCATCTAAATAATAATTAGGAAATAAAACTTTATTTTGATTTAATAATCGGTTAAAATTGCCATCTAAAATATATGTATTTGCATAGTCTTCAACACTTCTGATTGATCTACCAGAACATTGAATAATATTTATTACGGCATTTCTTGTATACCACATATTATTTAATTGCATTTTAGTTTTTATCCAAACATCTCCAAGATTTAAATATGGAACTTTAAGTAATATTTGGAACCTAGACAAATTATCATATAAATCAATTCCAGCCATCATAGATGGACTGACTAATATTTTATTTCCAGATTTTACTAATTTTGGAATATTATTTTTCTGATGAGCTGTTGGAATTATTATATCTTTTTTATATTTGCTATGTTTTTTAATAAATTCAGCATTAGCATAACTAACACTATGAATTACCCCATTTACAGATTTATCATGTTTTCGATGATATCCAATTATATGATCAATGACTTTAACAAAATTAGGTAAAACTTTTTCTTTATTTCGAAAATTTAAACTTCCAATATTATTTATAAAATATACTTGTCTATTTTGCACAGGAATAACTGCGGATACTTCATTATATACATAATTAGTTAATCCTAAATTTGAAGAGAAAACATCTTTTCCACAAATTGTAGCAGACATAAAAATCATTTTTTTACATTTTGAACTTATGGTACTATGAAAGAATTCATAAACATCTAATGGTTTAATTACAATTTTATAATTATCAATATCTAATTCTCGATGAGATACAACCCATTCCGTATTTGATTTTAAAAATGTTGAATATTTATCAATATGATTAGATAAATTATCAATAATTTTTCCAATTTTAATTAACTTAGGATCAAATTTATTATTTGATTCTAATTCTTTATTTAATTCATTTGTTGCTTCTAATACAATAGGGGTATATGTTGTTATAAATTTTTTAATATATGATTTAATTTCATCAATTGTTGATCCTTTATTATTTGATAAATCCTGAATTTGGTTTAAAAATTGAGAATTATTTGGAACTTTAATTGATTTAAATCTAGTTAAACAATTAGTAAATTTTATTAATTTAGCAGAAGATATTGTTACAGTTGCTATATCAGCTAAAATATTTTCAATTTCTTGACATTCATCAAACACAACAATATCAGCAGTTAATTTACAATTATGTAAAAAATAATGATAATTAACAATTCCAATATTATGAGTATAAAATTCTTTTTTTTGAAGAATGAATTCACAACTAGAAAACATTGGACATTTTTTTCCTTGACATCCTGGAGATCCATAATAAACCGCTTCTGGAGTATTATTACTATCAAGATGATAAGAACATTTATAATTTCTTGCAGACCATATAAAACTAGTATCTTTTTGTGATTTAAACGAATCAATATACTGATTTTGTAATTGTTTTGTTAATGTACAAAATATTATTTTTGGTTGTTTCTTTTTAACTGAAGTTTCATCATCATCTTCACAATCAAAACATTCTAATTTAGAATCAGAATCTGATTTTTTCGATTCCATATTTTCTAATATTGTTTTAGCCGCTGTATAAGCAATAACTGATTTACCAGTTCCAGTAGAAGCTTCTAATATATAATTATCAGCATCTTTCAAATTAGTAACCATATGATCAATAATATCATATTGATTATCACGAAAATTTTCAAATGGAAAATTTGATTTGATTTGTTCTGAAACAGACATATTACTCCTTTTAAGTAGTAGTAAATTTAATATTAATTATTTAAATAATAATTAATAGTATATTCTAAATCTTTATTATTTTTAAGCATGCTGGATTGGTTAGCCATCCATTCCAAATATCCTAATTCATGTTTCGCAATCCACGTAAATAATTTATCTTTATGTTTGCCAAACATCATTTTTTTTAATAATAATGGTGAAGTACTAATATTAATCATTTGGTTTAATATATCTGAAATAGTTTTTGAATCGTCTGTTTGAAATTTATGATAAATATAATAAAAAATTTGTTCTAATACTAAAATATCACCCAATGCATCATGAGCATTAATTTTCTCATTTAATTGAATATTTAAATAATATCTTAAATATTGTAAATTGTATTTAGGAATTTTTAATTCTTTATCAATAAACATAATTAATTTATAAGTACAAATATAATGAGGAATTATTAATCCTTCATTTTCTAATATTGAAACATCGAAATTTGCATTATGTGCGATTAAAATATTTTTTTTATCATTTAATATTTTTTGAAATTCAATATAAGAACCACTATCTTTAAATGTTGGTTTATCTGTTAAAAAATCGTTTGTTATATGATTAACAGCCATAGTATCAAAACTTACGGGAATAGGCGGTTTAAAATATTTATTAAATATAGTTTTATCCATTTTGTACGCTAATTGACATAAATAGTCGGCTTTTGGATCTGGTCCTGTAGTTTCAACATCTGTAAAAATTAACATTTTGTCCCCTTTTTTAATAAAAAAAATACCATTTAAAATATAATTTCTATCTATAATTTGACAATTAAAATATTCAATAGTTTTATATAGAAATTATATTAATATGAAAAATTCGAAACGAATTTTTCTTGCTATCAAGACAACTAAAGTTTTTTCAAAGGTTGGGACAATTCCCCCCCAATACTTTGAAAAAACTTTAGCTAGTCGCCAACCTGATGGGGTTGGTTCGATTTTTAATAAAGTCATCACTGAAGATGACATTATTAATGCTAATTGGGCCGATTACCATCATCCAAACTTAATGTTTGGGTGTACAGCGTTCAGATCGTCCATACCAGGACGGTTGGGTGTTGTAAGGTTGAAGGATCTCAATCCGTCTATAATGGTATCCCTCGTGGATCCAAAAGAGACGGGTCAGGTCTCAGCTGTAATTAAGACTTCGGCGCAGATAGTTGCTCCGGATGTTGATTTTACGGTTGTTATCCTGGGAAAAGAGGGAGGACAAGAAATTGTGTTTACCCTCCATCCTGGAGATCCTATTTTACCCAGTGAAGTTTCTTCAAAACTTGCTGGGAAGACCATTTCAATTTCAGAAGCAATTGCTTTGGGATTGGAATGGGCTTCATTGAATCATTAGATTCAATGTAAACGTGCAAAGAGTTCATAGTTAAGCTTATGACTACGTAAAGTCATGAAAACTATGTCAGGTTGTTAATCTATTCCTGTTAAAAAAAAGATTAATGCGGTCGTCACTGCCAAAGGGTCATAAGTGATACAGGAGTAAACCTGTATAAACAATCAACGAATTACATTGGGTAATTCGTTTTTATTTGAACCTGATATATTAATAACCAAAATCTAAAGATTCAAGGAGAAGTTTTTATGAAATTTACAATTTCGAACGAAAAAGGATCTGTTTCAATTGAGAAAGAATCTAATACATTTAAAGTTAAAGGATCATTTCAAGGAGTCAAACTTGAATTTGAAGCCCCAGCAGTTTCAGAAAAAAAAGATAATTTAATTTATTTAAAAGAAATCGGTGAACCCGGTATATAAAAAAATTAATCCTCGCATTCAATTAGAATGCGAGGACTTTTATTTATTTTTTTTTAACGATTGTTTTATAATGAATAGATTCGGAAAAATCTACACAATCATCAGGATCTTTATCAATTCTATTAGCGACAAAAATCGGAAAACGAGGTTTAGATGCATTAGTAAATCCTTGAAATTTTATTTCAATTACTTCCGGAATATTATCTAACATATCTTTTCGTTCCATATCAGTAAATCCTGAACCTACTTTAAATGATATTTTTTTATCATCAATCATATAATAGCAATTCAATTTACCAACTAAATTAGAATATTTCCCTTCTCCAAAATCAAAATCTTCAACAATAACATCAAGATCGATTTCATCCGAATACATAAACTTTTTACATTTTAACCAATTATTAGATCGTTTATATTCATATTTAGAAGATAAATTTTTACAAACTATTCCTTCTTCTCCAGAATTACATATCTGTTCAGTTAATTTTATTAAATCATCATTTGTTTTATAATCAGAACAAATATGATGTTCAACTAATTTTAATTTTTTAAATTGTTTAGTTTTTGCTGCATATTTAAATATATTAAATAATATTTTATAACGTTCACTAAATGGAATTTTCGGAATAGTTAAATCAAATATATTAAAAGTAAAATTAGAATTATCAAATTCTTTACTTCGACATTCACCCATTAAATTTTGGAAATCAGTAGTTATGACTTCACCATCTTTTAAAATATCATCTGTATAATATGGAGGAACGATCTTTTTAAATATTTTATCAAATCGTTCTAGTTCTTTATCAAAAATTGAAAAATTATTATAATTCAATCCATTTCGACTAAAATATGATCCATTATTTGCTACAACTCTAACCCCATCTAATTTAATAGACCAACACATATTATCAAATGTATTACAAGCTTTTATATGTTTATCTATATCATCTATACATAACATAACACCAAAATCAGGAAGATTCGGGAATACTTTTTTAAATGTTTTTAATCCTGCCCCAACTTTTAATTTTTTATTAATAATGCGTTTAATTACGTCTACCGTATATTCATCATATGATGCAAATTTAGACAACCAAAGATTATCATCATTAGTTGCCCCATTTTTAGTAGTTAAATAATCTAACATTTTCCATAAATTAATATGATCTTCTGTCATATATTTAGATTTAAATTCATTATCTAATTTAATAAATTCAAGTTTTGTCACATTATACCGTTTATAAATATTCAAACATAATTCAACAACTTTACTAAAATCAGAATTAGTTTCATATTGTTTGATTATTTTCAATTTTTCAGATGATTTTGATGTTTCTGATATTAATTGCAAAATATCATAAACTGGTTTTAAAGACATAATTAAATTCCTTATTATATATTAATAATTTGTTTTTCTGTACTGAATAACCCACAAGCATCCAATGTAGTATCGGGCACTAATGAAATTATTTCGCCAGGATCTTGATTCGATATAGTTGTTGTGCATGCTTTTCCAAATGAAGATGGATGTATATTACTAACTTCTGACGGGGGTCTTGTCATATTAGGAGTAATTAAACTAATTCGAGACAATAATAATGGATATAAATTAGTAGTGTCATATAAAAAATTACCACTTAATCCTGAATTTGCTCCATTAGAAAGTTTGGCTGATGTTAAAAAATATTTAATAATATTTAACTCATTTATATTTAATCTACTTTTTATTCCGCCTTTCGATGTGTCGATTGACAATGAAGTAATTTTATTAATATATGGTTTTAGAATAAACTCCAAAAATGTAACACGCTTAAATGAAAAATCTATAAAACTGACCGGTCCAGATAATGATAATTCAAAACTTTTTAATATAATTTGTTTTAAATTAATTTCTGGCAAATCAGGATAACATTGCCGATATATATTCTTTGTATAATCATCCAAAATTATCAATTCTAATTTTTCAATTATAGTTTTCAAATCTGGATCTGTATTAAATTTAATACTAAATAAATGTGTTAAATCATCAATTGTGTAAATTTCTTGATCTAATTTATTAAAAGCACAAAAATCATTATATAATTTTACCTCATTTTCATTTTCTTCATCTATAAATAATTGTAAAAATGCAGTTAATGGAATATTCTGTCTAGTAATTATAACTAATCCTTGTTCAAAATAATATGTAATACTATTAAATAATGTTGAAATAATTAAACTATTTTTTTTAACTGTTATTGGATAATCAATCAAATATAACCCTGGAACATAATAATTTCCATTTAAATAAAAGTAATTATCTTCAATTAAAGTAGGAACAAATAATGATAAAAACTCATCTTCTTCATTTGTTATATTATTTTTAACTGTTACACTAATTTTTGAAAACTTTGAATTATACATTCCTGTATAATTTATTTTATCTTCAATTTTTTTATCAATTATTGTTAAATAATTATTTCTTAGACTAGAAACAAAATTAACACCATATTCAATATAATTTAATATTTGGAAATATTCATATTTTCTAAATGATATCGGGTTAATATATTTGTAAAAATCTGAGGTTTTTCTAGACTGTAATAAATTCATAAAAAATCCTTTTTTTAAAAAAATTAAAATAAATAAATATTATTATTTAAATTATTTCTATATGAAATAGTTAAATAATAGAAGCCCATACTAATATAATTATTAGTATGGGCTTTTTTTAGTCGTCTAGAAATTCAATAAATACTGAAGCAACCCGTTTGGTACCTCCACTATGGTTTTTAATATCAGGCATATGATATTCTCCAGTGTCCATTAACTGTTCAATTAAATCTGTTTTTTCACTTACATAATCTGATTTAACTGTTAAAAGTTCTTTAAGAGCTATATCGCAACCGCTAGTAGCGATGGATTCAGTTTCCATTTGTCCAACGGTTTGACCTCCTTTTTTAGCTCGTCCTTTATAAGGTTGCCCAGTAATAAATTTATATTTTCCTAATGCCCTAGAATGTATAATTTTATCGGCAATTTTATTTAATTTCATAATATATGTAGGCCCGCATAAAATATTTTTTAATGTGACATCTCCATTAATTGTGAAATTTAATTTAAAATCTAATTTGTCTTTCATATATAATAATAATTCTTTTTTTAATATTATATCTTCTCTTGGAGGAATAGATGCCTTCATAATATTTTTAATATCAATTTCTTTAAAAGCTGGCGCTTCTATAAATAAATTAGAATCGTTAATATTTTTAATTAATTTTTGTTTTTCATCTTCATCAGTTTGAATAGTTTTGATTAAATCTTTTACTTGATTATAATATTCTTCATCATTCAAATTATAAATAATATCATTATTTAATTTAGTCAAATATTGATCAATATTATCTGGATCATTTTTAATTTTAGATTCAATCGACATTACATTTTTACTAACAATACATTCACTAATTTGGCTAATATTCATTCTACTATATACACCAAATGGATTAAAAATTAAATCCAATGGCAATTTAGTATCTTTGGTCATAGGTCGCAATTCATCTGGTAAAATTAAAGATGTTACCCCTTTGCCTGCATATCTATTACATAACTTATCACCGAATTGACATATATTATCATCAACCAATTCAATTTCTAATATATATAATGCATGTTTCATTGTTTCATTATTAGAAGTGATATCATTAGATTGATATACTAATTGTTCTTTTGCAACTTTAATTGCCAATTGTTCAGTAAATTCAGTTTTAATATCATTAAATGTTGTGAATATATCTTGATCACAATAAGCATCATATAATATTTGTAATATTTTTTCTAATTGAGGATCAATCAAATTAATTGTTTTATTCAATTTATGTATTTTGATATTATTAACAACTGCATTTGACAACTTAGTTTTTGTATCATCAATTGTATAAGATGTTAACATAGAACTATCTGATAAATTAATCAAATCAATAATATTCATATTTTTTACAATAGATAATTTACGTTTAATACTTTTTGAAGATAAATTATTAGCTTGATTTGGTTTAATTTGACTACATACGATTTTATTTTTAATTTTATCACCAATATTAGGAAAATATATTAATTCCGAATCAAATATTTTTCTTAACACTGTATGTTCAAAAATAGGAATTAATATGTTTTCTCGTAATTGAGTTTTAGCTTTATTACTAAATAATTCACTTATAACTAATGCATCTTCATGATTATAACCGAAAAAATTAAAATATCCAGTCATAGTATTATATCCAAATGAGGGAACACCATTTTTAAAATCATTATATGAAAATATAATATCATGTTTTTTAAAATGAGTATCCTTAGGCAAAGATGTTCTTAATTTAGATGTAAAAATTCCAATAGTTTGTTTAAATATTGGAATATATCTAACATTCAATTTATCTAATTTTATATAATGAAATATAATAATATTATTATCATTATAGAGTACTACACCATCATCTTCAGCAATTTGAATTGAACGGTGGGCAGTATTAGTTAAATTTCTATAATTATTTGAAATTACATATGGTATATCTGCATTTTTATGAACAAGAGCTTGACCTAATTGTTTAGTAGCCATGCCAGATCTTGTTGCATCACAACTTCCAATAAATGGTAAACTATTTAAATTGATACTTGATATTCCCAAATTATTAGTCCTTTTCTTCTAATTTAATTAGTTTTGAACAAATAATTTCTGGCAATTTTATAATTTTATTTTGAGAATCAACCACTTCATGGTAATGTAATTTACCAATAATATATATTTTAGTACCAATTGCTAAAGATAATGCAAAAATAGCATGTTTTTTCCACAATTTTAAATTATGATATTCAGTTTGGGTCACCATTTTATTATGTTTTTTACTAAAATAAGTTTCATTAGTCGCTATTCGACATTTAACACCAATTGGGTCATTGTTAATTTTCATAGGATCCAGAACAATATACCCAACTAAAATTACTTTATTTTCACAAGTGTAATCCATAAAAAACCTTTTTAAGTTATATGATTATAATTTATCTAACCAAATCTTTTCATATAATGTTAATTTTGTTCCAGTATTATCTGTTAAATATGGTAATGATTTTATATTTGGTTGAAATAAACAACTTAATCTTGGACGTATATTATATGCCATATTAAGTTGTCCAGATTTATAAACTATTTTATTATTTTGATTATATCTCCAAAATACATTTGGGTCTTTATTAGTTAAAAACATATTAGCAAATATACATTCAACAAATGATGAAAATAATGTCCCAACTTCTAATAAATATGACATAAGTTCTTCATAATATTCAGTCGGATGCTTGTTAATTATAGTTTGAGTTTTTAATATTTGTTTAATATGTACAAGAATAGCAATAACATCATTATTTTCAACAGGATATTTAATTTCATCAAAAACAATTACATTATCATGGCATAACAAAAACCCTTCAATCCCATCAAAAATATTTACTGGATTACTATCAAAATATAATTCACATTTACCATTAATGTTTTTAATATTTATTAAATGATCATGAATAAATTGTTTAACATTTTCATCAATATCTAAATTTGCTGCACCTGAAGTATGAAAAGTTCGCATAACTAATTGTGTTAATCGTTCTGATACTAATTGACCAGCCATAATCCCAACATAATTGGTTCGAAGCGATCTAGCACCAAAACATTTTTTACAAATTTGAAAATTTTGGGTTTGACATGTAATTGGTGATCTTATTGATATTTTTTTATTTATATATGTTTTGGCAGTATTAAAATCTAATATTTTCCAATTACGATCATTTGAATAAATATCTCTATAATATTTACCAGTTAATGTTTTAGCATGTGTTTTACTAAACACAATAGTATCAATATGCAAATCAGTTCCACAATCATTTTCAATAATTTCCAATGGGGATAATGCCATTGATAAAGTTCGTTGCATATATCCAGATTCAGGTGTTGATTTACTTTTATCAACAACTCCTTTTCTAGCTCCCAAACTTGTTTCAAGAAAATCTGCTTGATTTAATCCTTTAATTAAATTTGATGTTATTGGTTTATTTGATACAATATTTTGTGCGTCGGCAATATATCCAATATTCATACATGTTCTAGCTAATTGAGATTTACTAAATCGTGATCCAGATTTAAATAATTTATATAAATCACAATCTTTATTCATTTCTGTTAAACACTTATCAATTAATGCTTCATTAATATGTGTCCCAATATATGGATTATTTTTAGGTAAATTCATAAATAAATGTTCTATTTTATCATTTAACATATTTATCATTTCATTAACATTAATTGATGGACAATGATCAGTACTACTGATAAAAAATAATATTTGTCTGTTTAAATTGTGTAAATTATCATGAAATTTATCTTGATTGAATTCAAATATTATTTTACTAACTAATTCAGATTCAGATTTACCAATAAATTGATTAATTAATATTGAATCGAACCCAGCCCATTTATTAATCAAACACATCCCATATGAATATGTTTTATTAATAAAGTTAACTGGACAATCCAAATTATAATTCCAATAATCAAAATTTTCAGGTAATAAGTCCAAAGATGTTAATTGAATTGGAACTTTATCATAATTAATATTAAATGAACTTATTATAAACATTCCATATAATGCTTCATGTCGAAGTGTAGCTAACATTGTTTCATTAGAATCATATTTAAACTTATATTTCAAATATGATTTATCATGCATTTCTTTTAATGCTGATTGATCCGCAATTGCAAATAATGCTAATGTATCCCCATCTAAATCAGCATTCATTGGAGCCAATGTTAATGGAGATATTCCAATTGTTAAATCATTTTTATCCTTATTAGGTAAAACTTGAACTGTTGGAATACTATGTGAATATAATGTAGGGGCTCTATTTAAAAACATCAATCGTTTTAATTCATATTTATCTTGACAAAACCACACCAAAAATTCTTGAAATAATCTTTCATTTTCTTCATTTTTAATACCTTCTAATAAAATTTTATTAAAGCAATATGTATAATCATAATCTTTATATTTAGTTAACCAATACACAAAGTATGGCCCCCATAATTCTTTTAATATATCATGAGGTGCCGTAATTTGATAACAGTTTAAACTTGGATCAATTTTAATAACTGATCTGGCTGAAAACTCTACTGATTTTCCTAAAATATTTTTCCTAATTATTCCAGGTTTGCCTGATAATAATTTATATACTTCTGCATAAATATTATTAATTTGTTCTTGATACGCACAAGATTTAATATCATATTCAAAAAATTCGGATTCAACAATTGCCTGAGTTAATTGACCAGATTTAATCGTTATTCGAATTTTTTCAATAATTTGCGGTTCAATTTCATGTAAATAATCTGCGAATGGTAAATTAATTTTATTACAATTTAATACTGATTTATAATATTTATTAATTATTGGAAATCGTTTTTTATTTTGATCAATATCAATTGTAAACATTCGTGCATTTGGGGGTAATACTTTAAGTGATTTAGTAAAAATATTATCTGTAATTAATTCAGTAGCAATAGGGACATTTAAATGTTTATGTAAAAATGTTAATCCTAAAAATAAAGTATATATTCCAGTAATTCTAAATGGGATTACTAAATATCCTTGTTCAGAATTTAATGTTTTTACAATTTTAAGTTTAGTTTTATCATATTTTACAGCTAAATATCGTTTATTGATAATATTAACATCAGATTTTTTTGGGTCAATTATTAATTTGCATAATTGACCCAAATATTTAATAACCAATTTTTGTTTAGTTGTCTTAATATATGGAAATATAGTTTGAATTTCTCCAAATTGTGTAAACCTAAGGTCACTAGACCCACATAAAACATTACATTTTGGACAAATTTGGTTATCAAAATTAATACTATTATATTTTCCACATAAACATTGATGATCTCGTATTGGCCCAAAAATCACTTGTGAAAATAATCCATCTTGTGTTTCTCTATTAATTTGTGTTTTTCCTTGAAAATCTTTAGCATTGGTTACTAATCCACCAAGATGTGACATTATAAATCCTTTTCAAATATTAATTATCGGATTCTAAAATATTAAGTATTTCATTAGTTGCCATTTTATAATTAGTTTGGACTTTAGTATTTTCAACAATTAATGCTGATACATTAGTTAAATTAGTTTTTTTAACGGGATTACATTTTTTTTCATGTTTATCTGTAAATTCATGTTTAGCATGTATTGCCAGATTATTTACTATGTAATTATCATTTTTAATTCTATTCATAAATGAGACAGAGTGTTTAAATTTAAATCTCATAGTATCATGTCCTAACCGACTAGAAAATATTTTAAAAGCTATAAATTTTCCAAATCCTCGAATAGGACATGATCCTACAAAACAACTTTTTTGGATTATCATGTTAAATAAATCATGAATTAAATTAACAATATCAACATTTGGATATTTTTTCATTAAATCATGCTCTATATCTGGTGGAAGTTTAAACATAATTAGTCCTTTGATTGTTTTTGAATATAATTACCAAACTACACACAGACGTTGTTTATCTTTAATTAAAATATTATGCTTTAAAGCCATAATTGACGCAATGCCATTTTTAATATATCTAATATCAATGTTATCTGACATATCTGAAAACATTTTTATATTATCATAATCATCACTATTTATATCAGTATTAACTGGAATAAAATAAAATCTATTTTGCAACAATCTAATTTCTTGATTAATAGCAATAACTTTATCTTTATGATTAGTCGCAGTAATAATACAATTAATTGGAGTTACATTTTTTTCAAAATTTATTAATATGTGATGTTTATTAATTTTTTTTTCAGAACATTCACATTTTGATTTTGATTTTTCATTAACAATTAATGTTTCTTTAATTTTAATCGGTTCAGTGTTTGGTTCCATATTTACCTCAATTTTTGTTTCAGATTCTACATCTTTAGCTACAAATGGATCTTCCAGATCATAATCAGCCATAAATAATTCCTTTGTTTAATAAATAAAAATAATTTAAAAAATAAAAAATTCCATCTTATAAATATAATTTCTATATATATTATGAAATTTGAAATGTTCTTCCATATCATACATAAGTACAATATGGAAGAATTGAGATATTAATACCCAGTGGCAATAAATATCTCTATGGTTTCATCTTCAGTCATGTTTTTCTCCTTTTATTTAATTAAAAATTAAACATTTATACTAATATAAATGTTTTCATATATTAATTATTTCTATATGAAAATGGAGAATTATTTTTCAATAATAGTATAAATTTTAGACAATTCTTTTATAATATCCTTAACATGTTGTTCTAATATACTTCTTCTTATTCGTTTTTCTTTTTGAATTTTTAATAACAAATCTACTATTAAATCTACTAATTTATGATTTGTCTTCATGAGTGTCCCCAGTTCGAGTATTCCAATTGTAAATGGCCTGGTTTATAGATTTTGACAAAGGGCCACTAGATTTGCAATTATCGCAATAACACCGATATCGAATAACATTTAACAAATTATATGGAGAATATTGTTTTATTTTAATAACTAATCGATTACAAAATGGACATTGGAGTTTAGAAATGTTTTCCGAATCTACACTATCCTGACTAGTAAAAATATCAAATAAACTACTATTATTTGTTTTCATAAAAATTCTCCTATCTGCGATTTTGTCGTTTTGATTTTTTTATTTGTTTTTTCTTTTTCTTTTTTTCTAACTTTTGTTTGTATTTTAATTTAGATTTCATCAATAACAATTTCTGTTTTTTCTTATTTTTAATTTCCATTTTTCGTCGAGTATCTTCAATTTCTTTCCAATTAGAATTGAATGAAAAATTAGGATTTGCAATATCTAATATACCAGGTTGCATAATAAATTTCCTTTAATTATAAAGTTTCACTTTGATTAAATAACTCATCGTTATTTAATATATATGCAGTATTTATAGATTTATTAAATGGTAAACAAGGTTTTAATGACAAATATAATAATTCAATATCTTTTTTTATTTGAAATATTGTGTAATGTTTTCGAATTAAATCTAAATTAATATACATATATAACCGAATATTATGATATACATTATAATTTAATTCATTATTTATAATATCACAAGTAAAATAAATTTCCGAAATAAAATTAAATTTTTTATAAAATTCTAAAACATATTTGCTATTTGCAATAATTTTTATTTTTGGATTTAATATAACTAACCCAAAGTTTGAATTAATTACAGGAATATTAGATAAATCTATATTATCACTAGCTTTTAAAATTATATTTGAATTATTTGAAATTATTTCATTTGAATTAATTGACGGGCATATACAAATAATATTTTTTGATTTATCAATATCGTGATATAATAATGATGAAAATTCAGAAGATTCAATTATCATTATGTTTTTATCCTTTCTTTCATCAATTAAAAAATATGTTAAATTATCATTTAATAATTGTTGAATATTAATCCGTTCAAACAACATAATTTAGAACCTCTTTTAAATTTCTAACATTGTTTTTATAAAAATTGATGCTGGCACTTTTTTATAATATTTAATAGATTTTTTAATATACTGAATTAATTCAGTTTCCATTTTAGTTCTCCTTTAAAGTGATGATAATGAACAATATGCATCATGTTGGTGAATAGATTCTTCATTACTTACTAAAACTTTATACCAATTTACTTTATCTTTAATTGTATGAGTTAAATCATCAAATAATTCTCTAACCATATCTTCAACAAATTTAGGATTCTCATATGCTTGTTCAGTAACAAATTTTTCATCAACCCGTTTTAACACACTGTATATTGGGCAACTTGCATTTCTTTCAGAAATTTCAATCAAATCTTCAATATAAATAAATTCAAAATCTTTAATTTGACATTGAATTTTTATTTTTGATCTTTGATTGTGAGCCCCATATTTACTTATTTCTTTAGAACATGGACATAAACTAGTTGCTGTAGTTTCAATAGTCATTATAAAACATGAAGTATTCCCATTTGAATTTGTAACATCAAATGTAACATTATAATAAACTATTCCGATTTCTTCTGAAACCGGTGCAGATTTATTAATAAAATATGGAAATTTATATATTATCTGACATCGATCTGCTTCTGAAATGTTTTTAATATTTTCAGCAATATCATTAATTTTTTTAAGACTTAATTTGGTTGATAATTGTTTTTGTAATTGCTGAGGCAATCTAGACATGTGTATACCTTTTTGATTACCAGCTAAATCTACAAACACATCAATGTCTGCAACAGTATGTTGATCTTCATTATTGTTTTTTTTAACAATAAAAATAGGTAATTTTAAATTTCTAATACCAACCGTTTTAATTGGAATATTTAATTTGGATGATCCATTTTGGATGTCTAACATTAACATTTCCTCTTTTTTTTCTTAGTTATATAAATGTTATTAATCGCACTTCGAAACCGCAAATAAGTATGATGTTGTATTAACTGCGGGTAATTAGTATCAAATTCTGAACATACTCGACCACATAAATATTTGCAAAAATTCGCATATTCTTCTGGGTAATGATAGTTTAATATTTCTAAATCAATATTGTCTTGATACATAAATTACTCCATTAAAATAATATAAGTAAATAAAAAAAATCTCTCGTAGAGACGAGATTTTTTAGCAAGTAGCTATAATTCCTTTAATCCTTGAACTACATGCAATGCCAAGTGCATGTATTCTTTAAGTTGTTTTGAAGGCACCTCTTCGTTTATGGCTTGCAATGTATCACATCCTGAACATGATCCATATAATATTTTTACAGTCCAATAATCAGTTGGTTGATAGCCTTTTTCAGCTATCACATATACTAACGACCCCTGATAATCTCCGTCATCTATTTCATGAATTCGACGCGGATCAGGATTATGATCACCATATTCATCATCATCAGTAATAGTCTCAATGATCATCTTAACCAATGAGTTATAATTTGCAACCCCCTCTTTTGTAATTTTTTTTTCTAATTTATGTTTATTTTCCATGAACCGATCAATAAATAATTGAATCATAAAAATTCTCCTTTTAAAAAATAATAAAACTATCCATTGGTCTTATAAGTTTCTATATAAAAAAATCTCTCGTAGAGACGAGATTTTTTAGCAAGCAGCTCTTACGTTTGAATTTTACGTCGGGTTTTAGCTGCTACCAACCGACGGAATGTCTTTTGAGACGTTACTCTCTAAGGGATTCAATCCTTAAATTTTGTTGGGTTTATTCCCAATGCATTTTTAACCAACTATTACGTTGTTGGCAGGCTTATATGCATAAACCTTTTGATACGCTTGAAATCTTTACCCGTGGGCACAGATCTCAAGGACGTTTCCTCTGCCATCATCATAAACCACTTTACGGGTTTTATGACCGATGACATGGAAAACGATCATATAACACCAAACGGCCATAGGGCCGGTTAGTGTTACTTGATCGTAATCGACTTCAAGATTATCAGCATTTCTGCCAATAATCTCCTTGGCTATCCCCGGAGGGGTAACCAAGTTAAGTCGACCGCCAACGGTCTCAATTTCACAATCATGATACAATGTATCATTTGTGAGACTGAGATCGATAACTTTCAATCTCATACAAATCTCCTTTTCAAAGATTGCATATTAATATAATTTCTATCTGAACTTCGAGAATAAAAAAAATAAAAGAAGTCGTGAAGACCTTCTTTGGTGTTGGTGAGCTTGGACTACGTCCAAGAACTCACACCTGTAAATTCTCGCCCAAGGGCGAGAATTTTGTTAGCCATCCGGATGAACCATTCTCCGTTTTCGTCTTCCAAAGAATCCGAATTAGACACCAAAACCGACTTGGTAGTCGGTTCTAATATCACAACTGTTTCACCGTCGTCAATGATTGTCAATGTAAACTGTTGTCCATTTGACAATGTTACTATTTCTTTCATCTTATTCTCCTAATTATGGATAGACGATATTGCCTATCCACTTATATAATTTCTATCTGAAATGTATGAATATTAACATGTAAACTCCCCAAATATTTTGCATATTTAGGGAGTTTTTCGTTATCTATTTTGATTTAAAATATTAGATCTCATAGTTAATCCATTGGTATAAGTCATTTTTAATGCTTCTTTAAACGCATTAATTTGCCAATCTACAAATTTATAAAAATAAGTTTTATTTGTTAATTTATTGTAAATATTAATTTGAATATCATCTGCACTTTTTTGCAATGATACTATTGGTCGTTCGTTTTGCCATGGTTCATTTGTATTGGTAATTAGTTGTTCAATGCATGTAAATTTAATATTCCCATTAACATTTAATAATTTAAATGCTGATGATGGATATATGGTTCCAGAAACTAATAGATTCATATTTTTAATAAATACAATATTATCTTTAATTGAATCTGGAGTTATATCATATAATGTAACTTTTAAATTACCAAAATCTAAATTATAGGATATAGTTATAAATTTAGATTCTATATCATCATTTGATGTTTCGTGTTTACGATTAGATGGTTTGATTAACCAAAATAAATCTAAAATATTATATTTTTGTCCATTAGTTTGTGGTTGAAATTGTGGTATATTTTTTTGAGGTGGAGGATTATCCTCATATTGGACATTTGGGACTTCAATATCTGGAATTTGAATATCACTAAAATCTGGAATTTGAATGTCTGAAAAATCAATGTCTTGATCATCAGAATTTGTTAATTGTTTATTTTTAAATATGATTGGAGTTGTACCAATTTGTACAGCGGTTGGATCTGGTATTTTAGTTTCCATAAAAGTTCCCATATATGTTATTTAAAAATTCAATATAAATCCGGCAGAGTTTTTATCGGTTTCCCAAATTTCAATTTTTATCTGAGAAAGATTTAAAATTTTAGATTCAAACATATCAGCAAAATCATAGCATAGTTCTTCGGCCATATTTTCAGCTGTTGGATTTTTATCATATACTAAATATTTTTGATTATTATCTTTTAAAAATTTCAATAATCGTTTATCATTATGATTTACAATAGTTCCATGATCATAATATGTATCTAAATAAGTTTGAAACTTTTTCAATTCACCAAAATCGATAATCATACCAGTTTCAAGTAAATTATCAGATATAACCGAAGATTTTAATTTATATGAATGACCATGTAAACTTGAACAAGGACTATCATATGGCAGGGTTAATCTATGACTACAATCAAATTTATACATTTTAGTAATAAATCTTTGTGTATTTTTCTCCATACTACGTTTTTCCTTTAAAAATTATTATTAATATATTCTTCTCCAGCAACTTGTGATAATTTCAAAACTAGTCGTCCAGTCAATGTAGTACTTGCAGCACATAATCTATTACTATAAATGAAACTCGATAATCCACTTAACCCATATGATGAATTAACATTAACTTTACTTGATTTTTGTCGAGAATCATAAAAATTATATTCTGGACTTCCAACTGAATAAGTGTCTCGCTTAGTTTTATATTGTTTTCTAAATTCTAATTTATTTGTAATAAATTTATTTAATATGCCTGTATATTTTTCGTGTGTATAAAATAATGCACCAGATAAATTAAAACTAATATTCTCTTGATCTAAATAATGAGCTAATGAATTTTTTGGAATATTTACTATTCGAATATTCATTTGATTTACATTTTCAACTATATAAAGATCATGTTCAATATCTTCATTATTAACAATATATCTATACGCATCAATATGATGGTCTTCTAATGTTTGTATTTCTGTAAATAAATGTAATAATGGCAACAATACAGTTTTTAATATAATATATTCATTTAATGTATTCGGTGCCATTATATTTTTCATTGAAGTTTTACTATTTAATAATTGATTTACTAAATAATAAAACATATAAAACATATATTGTTTATAATTAGTTTTATTTTGTGGACTAATATAATCTACTTTCTTTTCAATTTTTGAAAATATATTATTTTTAATACTTTGAGAAAATGTAGCGTTTGTATTTGTAATTGTTATTAAATATTTTAAAAATTTATATGTATTAGATTGTAATACATATCCAAACAAGGAATCAAACGAAATGTTACACATACTCATACAAGATGGATATAATGCTGTGGCATCACTATCAACAATAATTACATCATCTTCCATTGTTATTATATCATTATATCCATTACTAATATAAGCTCCTGGAAATTTAGACATAACAGATCTAAATGTTTTATTATCAATATTAGTAACTGTCCATTTTTTTATACTTTTAGTTTTTGGAGGATCAATTTGTTCAATATCAATTTGATTTATTGAATTTTCTAATTCAGCATGAACTCCATATCTCATATATTGTGATAATTCTTGTATTTCATAAGAAAACATTGCTGAAAATAATGCTGATACTCCACGAATACTATTAGATAATGAACATTTCATATCTCGTCGAAGTGTGTTATGAAAATCAATATGTTTCAATTTGTCATTTAATCTAACTGTAAGAATAACATCAATTATATTATATTTAAAATAATTTAATGGATCATTTAAATAAAATGTATCCAAGTTTGAATTGCCAGATCCTTTATAATCTAACTTTTTAAGATTAAGTTCAACATTAGATATATAATCTAATGAATAACTAGGTTGTTTTTTTCCATAATTTAATCCACCTTCATCACGAGGACAATATAAATGTTTAATATCTAATATTGGATATTCAGGTATATTAATAATAACTTTATTTCCAAACTTACGTAATTTAATTATTCGTAATTTAGACATTGTATTTGCTACTTTTTGAGCATCATTTTCATATAATATAAATAACCGATTATAAATATATGGAATATCATATCCATCTGAATAATATCCAGAAATAGTTACTGGATCAATTTCATGAATTTTAGACCAACAATTTTCAATTAATAATAATTCATCAGTATAAAACTCAATTTCAATTTGTTCGTTTTCTGGTATATATTTATGTTCAACTAAATCAATTTTAAATTTATTAATTAATTCTGATATATTAATATCATTTGAAATCAAATGTGAAATTTGAGGTAAAATTAATAAATATGCATAATAAGTTTTATTTTTTGAATTATATATTGTTATTGCCGATATTGGTGATATTGCATTAGATGGTAAAAATTGACCTGTATGATTACTAAACACTTCAATATCAATAAATATTGTTGATATATTTTGATCTGTATTTATAGTATCATGATTATTTTTTTTATAATGTTGAATTGAATAATATTCTGGAACATCAATATCAACATTATAAAATTGTGTATAATTTAAATTATTATTTTTTAATTGCATTATAACATCGTCAAATTCTATAGTTTGCAATTAAGTTTCTCCTTTAAATTAAAATTTATTAGTTTGTAAAAATTTAGCAACTAATGGTCCAATTTCAGGATTATTAATAAGTTGTACGTGATTATATGGAATTATACGTTTATCTGTTATTTTAGAATCGTGCAATCCGAGAGCCGAATCAACTGTTACTAATCCATCATTTGGTTCTTCTCCAGTAATTAAATCTTTTCGAATATTATACACTCTATCACTTAAATTTTCTTTTGAATATGGTTTATTTCCTGCAATAAGTCCCACATTATATTTTTTATTTTTTGGTATTTGAGTAATGCAATGATTAAAAATATCATCACTTTCTCGAACAGCAAACGATATCACGCCTTCAATCCCATTTTTCATAGTATCTATTATTTGTTGAGGGGCTTTTTTCCAAGGAGTCCCAATAGTAACAAAATTTCCCATATTTTCAAATTCATAACTTCCTTGAATTAACCTACATAATAATCCACCAAATGAATGTCCTACCAAATGTACTTTTGAATAGCGATTTTCATATTTCATAGCTGATTGAACTTGTTCTCGAAGTTCTGATTTTAGATTATTAAATGATCCAATTGTTGCAGAAACATCAAAATTAAAAGTTGCAAAATTTTGATTTATTAGTTGATTTTCTAATGGTCTCATATACTTTGCTGCACTAGTAAATCCATGAACAATTAAAATTAATTCATCTGCTTTTTTATTCTTAATACTCGGAATATAAAACATTGACCCTAAACTTTTTTCTTGAATAAGTGAATACATATTACCCCCAATTTCTTAATAAAATTATTTCCTAATAAATTTATTTCTATATAAAATATGAAATTTAAAATATAATTTATTTATTGACTTGATTAATATATTGTTTTATTGCTATTTTAATCTGGTCCTCTGTAAATAATGCATTGTGCACTTTTCCTTGTTTAGTTCTAATTAAACAAGGAAAATAATATTTAGCTAATTTAATATGGCTTCCAATTGGCAATATACTATTTGCCAAATATATTATTGATTTAATATCCATAAAATTTCCTTAAAATATGAATTTTAATAATTCTTCTTGACTTATAAATTATTACATTACATATACATTTTATCAACAACATTTTCTTGATTTTCCCAAGGAAAAACAATCCAATTATCATTTGCACTTTCTAACACATAAATATCAGGATTGATAATTCTTCGAGGTTTAACAAATAAAGTTGCAATGACACAATCCATTTTTTTAAATTTTTGTAATGTTCCACCACTATCTACTAAATCATCAACTAATAATGTATAATTTAATCTCATTTCTGGAACAGACTCAATGTCATGTATATATTTAATATTTAACATATGAGATAAATGAATTGCTATTGGTAATCCTCCTCTAGGAAGTCCACAAACATATCGGATGGATATATTATTGTCTACCACATATGTTTTTATAGACTTTGATAAGGTATCCATATATGATACAAAATCTTTATATGAAACTTTAATAATATTAACCATTATATTCACCTTTTAAAAATTTATTATATCTTCACAACACATTCGATCACACTCATAAACATCCATCCCCATATTATAATAATTTTCTCCTAATATAGTTGTGATCATTGATTGAAAATGTTTTCGTAAACTATTATATTGTAAAATAGATATTCGATTATTTTCATAAAAATCTTTATAAAATTGAAAAGTTTTTTCGTCTTCCATAACTATCTCCTAAAAAAATTAATATTTAATTGTATAAAACCCAAGATTCCTCTTCTATATTTAAATGCCATCATAAAAATTCTCCTATCTACGAGAACCCCCAAACTTCAGTTTGGGGAGTTCCGTATTTTAGATTTATTATTCCTCCTCTGACAAAATATCAACCCATTGACCATCACAAAATTGAGTCGGTTTAAATGGATCAGTAATATTAATAATATCTATTACTCCATCAATACAATTTAATTTATATTCCTCATTAATAGTTTTTATTTTTTGAATTGTCATATCTTCAAAAATAATTAAATACATTTTAAATCTCCTATTTTTTATATTTTTGTTTAACTAAATCAACAATTCTTCGACAAGTAGTTGTGTATATTTTTTTTGACCATTGTTCTTCATCATTAATCTTAATATTATGAACTTTAAATTTTTCTTTCAATAATAAATTATCATAAACAAACGGAACAACTATCGTTTTGCATTTTAAAAAATGAAGTTTCTTTAAAATTTGACTTTGAGAAAAATCGCAATAAATTTGTTTACCTGCACTTCCAGGAGCAAATATTTCGTCATTCATTATATAATTATATAATTTCATAGATTCAATAATTTGTGGATTTTTCCCAAATTTAACATTATTGGATATATTCATAAAATCAAAAGACTTTATATCTTTTAAAAATTGATTGTGTGATTCCGTAATAGCTTTACTAATCATATTAAATTTATTAATTGATGGTATTTCATTATTTAAAATAATATCTTCTATCATAATTTTTAATAATTTTTTAGTTAATTGCGGAGCATCAGCTTTCACAATTTGGATTCCAGTGTGATTTACTTTTGGTATTTCTAAAACATTACCTTCTTTAACAACAAGTTTATAACTATATTGTTTTTTTACATCTAAAAACATTATATCACTCATTAATAACTCTGTTTTAAAAAAAATCTTATTATGTTCTTTTTTTATATTACATCTCGGAAGCAAAATATCATCAATATGTTTGACTAAATTATCATTAATATTTTGTGAATGGTGAATAGCAATTTCCCAAAGATCTTTTACATTTTTTTCCTTAGGAGATTTAACGGGAAACTTAAGAAAAATACTATCTGTATCAGAATATAATATATGTTTTAATACTCTATATCCCTCATTTTCTTTATAAAAATCTTTTTTTAATTCCATAAATTAATCCATTTTTTGAATTTTATCAATGAACGAAAACCACTAGGTCTTTAGCCTAGTGGTCAACCATTCACCATATTACTAATCCACAATTACTTACAAGTTTTTGACAATGTTTAATAATTATTTATTTTTAACCATTTATGAAACTCTTTAGCAGTATAAACACATTTTTTAAGTTTACACTGACATTCATTATTATTAAAGTAAGAACAGTCTATGGCTACACAAAATTCGTATTTTTATAAGTTGACATTTAATTCTCCTAAGGCACAAACGATTCTACTATAATTTGTGGATTAATTCTCCCATTATATTCATTAATTCCTATACGATAAATACAATTAACAACATCATTTTTATGTATTGGCATTTGATCGTTTGGCGATTCAATAGCAAAAAATTTCATTGCTCGTGTACCGTTTAAAGTCATCATTAAATGAACAGGATTTTCTTTTCCTACCATTTTACAAAATGAAACATTCATAGAATCATAAAAAATAGGTTTTGGAAAATCTTTTCCAAATGGCTTTAATGATTCATATTGTTTAATTAATGATAATGATATTCTTTTCTTATTTAAGGATTTATCAATATATATTGCATCTGGTAATTCAATAGTGTATTTTATAGAAATTTCCATAAAAACTTTTCTAAATAATTCAAAATTTTCAATATTCATCGACAATCCAATTGCCGCCGCATGCCCTCCAAATGAAAGTAATATTTCAGGATAGAGTTTATCGATTTCAATTAAAGTATTTATTATATTTAATGAATTACCACCTCTACCAGATGCGTGCAATATTCCATTTTCATCTGGACCAGAAAAAATAATAGTAGGTTTATTAAATTTTTCAGTTAATTTTGAAGCAACTATTCCTTGAACCCCAGAATGAAATGTTTTATCATAAACAATAATGCTATTTTCAAAATCATAATGCTGTGTATTAGCAATAGTTGTCATTTCTTGTTCAATTTGTTTTCGGATATTATTATATTCAATTAATTTCTTATAATATTTTTCAGCTTCTTTTAAATCTATAGCCAATAAAAACATAACACTATCATATGGGATTCCAGCTATTCTGGAACTTGCATTAACAAGTGGTCCAATTTGAAAAGCTAATGTTTCTTCATCAATAATATTATCAGATATAATTCGCCAACAACATTTGTTTTTTGTATTAATCTCTTCTAACCCAAATTTAACAAATGTTCGATTAATAGGAGATAGCATTGAGACCACATCAGCCACAGTTCCTAATGCAACATAATCTAATAATTTATAAATATTATTATGTGGAATGTCACAAATATTATTTAATTCTAACATAATTAACCAAGCAACACCACATCCTGCTATTCTCGAATCATATCCACATCCCTTTTGATGAGGATTTACAATAGTATATGCATTTGGATAAATTTCAGGCATAACATGATGGTCAGTAATTATAACATCAATATTTTTACTTGTTAAATATTCAATTTCTTTATGTTCAGAACTACCAACATCAGCAGTAATAATTAATGACGGATTAATGTCAATAATTTGCTGAACTAATTTATCATTTAATCCATAACCATCCATTTTACGATTCCCAACTAATGCTCTAATTTTAGTTGTTGAGACACCAAATATTTGAGTTAATGCAGAATATAATACACATAAACTAGTGCATCCATCGGCATCATAATCGGTAAATATTAAAATATTTTCATCATTTTCAATAGATTGTTTTATACGTTCGGCTGCATAAGTACAATTTTTCATTAAATTTGGATTTGGAATATTTGACAATTTAAGATTAACAAATATATCATCATATTTAGTTATTCGACTTGCTAACAATTCTGAAACTTCTTCAGAGTTATTATTAGAAATACTATCTTCATATACCTTGTTATTGATTGGCCTAAATAAAATATTCATAAAGTTTCCTAGTTAACTAAAAAATTATCATTTAAATGTTCATTATATTCTTTATGTATAATATTGCCAATTCGTTTAATATCTGGTAAAAACATATCAATAAAATTTTCATCAAATAATGAAACAACTATTGCTTCAGATTTATTTTCATATTTTCTCAAAATTCGACCAGTACATTGTATAAATGATTTTTGACCAGATAAAGGAGATCCAAATATTAATGCATCTAATCTAGGAATATCTAATCCAGCTCCAGCAAATTTATAAGTTGCAATAATAACATTTGATGTTTCTCCTATTTCAGTACTTTTGCTATATAATAATTCATTATCAATATTATGATAAGTTAATTGATCAGATATTAATTGTACTTGATCGACTGTCATACAAATAATTAATATATTTTTATTCATATTTCTTAATTTTATAACAGTTGATATTAAACAATCGAAATATTTTTGAGATTTAACAATATTTTTATTATACATTGCTCGTTGTTTAACAAAATCAGATACTTTTTCAATATATTTATAATTTTTTAATTCAGAATTAAAAAATTGTATATAAAATTTAGGTATTATTTCATATTGTTTACTTGAAAATATAATATCACCAATTGTATTATGCATTAATATTTTTTGATAATTATGATGAAATGGAGTTGCACTCAATCCAATTACATTTTTAGTTCTAAATAATAAACTAATTTTTGAATTTAATTGTGCTGCTGAGCTAGCATGAACTTCATCAAATATAACTAATCCAAATTTTGCCGTATCAACTTCATTAAAAATTTTAATAATATTATCTTTCATTTTTGACCCTAATGTTTGGGACATACATAACACTATTTTTTTATTTTTATGAGATATAATATTTTGCGAAAACAATCCAATATCAGATTCACATAATTTAGTAAACTTTAAAATAGATTCAATCCATTGTTTTAATAATTTTTTATTATTCACAATAATTGCAGTTTTATATCCTAATTTAGAAGCTAAATATATAGCCAATACAGTTTTTCCAACACCAGTTGGAAGTTTTAAAATCCCATTAACATACCCTTGTTCATTTAATATATTATTAAATACATTAAATGCTTTTTGTTGTTCCGGTCTAAGTTTTACTGAATGGTTAAATTTTATTTCAACTTTTTTTGGAGTTATTTGTTTTTTACCTTCCCATTCAATTAAATGAATAGAAGAATATTTTTTAGCAAATAATCTTGGTAAAAACGTAATAGTATTTGTTTTAAGTAATTCATACATTTCCCAATGTTCACTCAATTCATCATGATTTGCGATAAAATTAGAAATATTTTTATTTTCAATATATGTCCACATGTAAAAACTATCCTTTGTCTGGGTTTAAAGCTGAATATTTATTTGATATGATATTGTCTCTTAATGTTTTTGTTAATTTATATTTTTCAGATTTAGTTACATAAAATATTTGATCAACTTCATTAACTAACATATTCATATTAGACAATGATGAATTTTTAATATAGATTGGAATTTTGATTGAATCAAATAAATATTTTTTTATTCCATCCGGAGATAAATATATATGAACAATATCATTATAATTTAAAGTAATTGAATCTAAATATGTTAATGATGGATCTATATCCGTAATCACATGCTCATCAGGAATATTATATTTTGATGAATTAGATTGTTTAATATTTGAAATAATACTATCAACTGATGGTTTTGTTTTTTTTTCAATAGTTGATATATTTGGGATAGTATTTTTTGAACTTTTACTAATACTAATTTTATCTGTTACTAATTTAATAACTTCAAAAGTTTTATCAAATATAATTTTATTTGAATCATTTCTTAATGCTGCACTTGGATGAATTATTGGAATAATATTATTAAATACTTGTCCACTATTTTCAATAATTGATCCTGAAATGTCAAACGATTCCATTGCATGTTTTCCAATAGGAATATAGATTTTTGCTGGAAATTTATCTATAATATATTTAAGATTTGGTTTACATTTTTTAATAACTTGATTAAGTTTCTTATCAGTTTTTCCAGTATCTGCTTGTGTACGTGTACTACACATTATAATATTAGATATTATATATGTAATATTTGGATTAATATTTAATAATTTTGATCTAAATAATTTTCCAGATTCACCAACTAATAATCTATTATATAAACTTTCATCATACCCAGGATTTAATAAAATAAATCCAATATCTACAGGTTCAACTTTCAATAAATTGGAATCCACTGCAATTAATTTATTATTAAACAATGGACAAGATTGACAATTTTTACTATTCATCTTTTTTGCATTTAATTCAATATTAATATTTATTATATCTTCAGACAATGGAATTGATAATTGATCTTCTATTTTTGAATTAATATCTATTTGAGATTCTGTATTATTATTTTGAGAATAATTAGCAATTTTTAAATTTAATTTGCTAGTTTCCCCATTTATTAATTTATTAATTGTCTCTAAATATTCGATATCATTCTTTAGCATTTCATACAAAAAATTTAATTCTAAATCATTAATATATGAATTTTTTATCATATTAAAATAAGTTTTTAATAAACTTTTAATTATTGGTTTATTATGATCTTTTAAATCATTAAATTTAATAAAATATAATTTATCTACATTATTCATTTGCATAATAAATTTAATTGAATTTATCATTTCCATTTCATCAAATGAATAAAAATCAAATTTATTATTCATATAAGTATTAATATATTTAATTATATATGGATTGCTATAATTATAACTAATTAATCGTTTAAATATTTCTCGTTTATTAACATTATATTTTGATAATATCTGCGAAAAATTATTATTATTTGAGTCTTGTAAAATATATAAACTTAATAATTTTAAAAAATCAATATAATTAGTTTTCTTTTTTATCGTTTTTCCTTTGGCATCAGTCAATATGCATCTCCATATAATTTTAGTTAAAAAAAATTATTTGGATCATAATCATAATAATTATGATCCAAATTTTTAAGGGTTACAATTCAGCTAGTAGGGAATCTAGGGCTGAATCCAGGGACTGTTTACTCTTTCCTCCTCCACCTGGTTTGGAAACGGCATCAGATTTACACAATTTGGTTAAAATTAGCTTCTCAGCCTTTTTAGCCTTATCGGTTAGGGGAGTAGCATAATCAGGGACTAATCCTCCTTTTTTATTGGTTTTTTTTTCATATGCATTATCATCAGCTTCTAAAACTCTATTTCTAATTCCGGATTTTAATGTTTGTAAGATTCGATTTACCTGATGCTTTGTTAAACCTGTGGCCTTTGCCATTTCATCATATGTTTGACTCTTAATATTAGCCATAACATAATCAATTTTTTCTGAATCAATAATGATGTCATTTCTTTTTTTCTTTTCAGGAACTACTTTTTCTACTTCTTCTACAGTTTCTACAGTTTCCATACTTTCTTCTACATTGGTTTCTGTTTCTGCATTTACATCTTCAACAGTTGAAAACGGTGGGGTTGTGAAAGCCATTGTAATACTCCTTATGTTTAGTTTTTGTTTTTTTATTTTTTCACAAAGAAAAAATAATTTGTTATTGAGATAATTTCTATATTAAATCTTTGAATATTAAATTCATGACTTAAATAAAATTATATCTATTATAAGTTAATTTCTATATATTTTTTGACATGCGAAAAAATACATGAATATAACATATTGAAATTATTAGATATTTTTGTCAATATTTAACTAAAAACTAATAATTAACTTTATTCACATATTTTTTACAATAAAATATACATTGATTTTATGATTTTTTGTCTAACACAATATTTAATATAGTATTAAAGCAAAATTGTTCATGATTTAATATAGATCGTTTTAAATCCGAATCTAAAATTACTTGATTCATATAATTTTGTTTTTCAATAGTATCTGGCCATTCAACAACATATTCTATGCCTGAACGGAGTACTTGTTTAATTTGATCCGCCTCCATTTGACCTAGCCCTTTAAATCTTTCAATATAATATTTTTTATTTTTATATTGAGCAATTAATGATTCATCAAATAATGGAATATATTCTTTTTTATTCAATGCTGCATATAATGGTGGAATCATAACACTGACCCGTTTTTGTTTTATCATATCTGGAGCAAATTTTTGCAAAGCCAATAAAACCAACACAGAAATGTGTCTTCCATCAGAATCAGCATCTGCTAATATTTTTATATATTTGTATCGTCTATTATTTTCTGTTCCTATTGCTTCTCTTAAATCGGTTAATTCTTTATTTTTACCAATTTTATCAGCAGTAGCTTTTAATACATTAAGAACTTTACCTTTTAATGGGAAAATAGCTTCAGTTTTAATATTACGAGTACGTTTCAATGGACCAGCAGCACTATCTCCTTCTACAATATATAACACGTCTCCATATTTATTTGTGCAATCACACAATTTATTAGAGGCTTTAATAAATTTATTATTACCATTTGAGCTTATTAATTTTTTATGTAATTTGTGTTCAATATTTTGTTGAATAGTTTGCATAATATTTTTATCAAAATATTTAGTTAATTTTGAACTGATTTTATTAAGTAAATAAGTAATATCACTAATAGTTCTAGTTTTAGCCTGTGAATCAAATTTAGGTTCATTAACCGTAACATTAACATATAAATTAATTCCTAATAGAAATAAATTTGGATTAATATTTTTATATTTATATCCAAATTTAGTTTGTAAAATATGTTTGATACATGTTTGAATGTTTGTTAAATATGTACCAGAACATGGTCTCAAATTTATATCACCAATAATATTCATTTTTTGGGAATTTTCATAATTAATATAAATTGATAATTGTTCAGAATCATCTGTCATAGAAATGACATTTAATTCTGATTCATCAACTTTTAATAATTCTGAAACATATGTTTTCATTGGGCGTTTTGTCAATTGTTTATCGTTAAAATAAAAATCAGATGTAAGATATTGAGATTGAGCTAATTTTAATCTATTAACAACTGATTGTAAATCAATATGCATAAGATCAAAATATTTAGAATTTGGTTGAAAATTAATTAATGTTGAATAATTATCATTATCTTCTAATATTTCTTTACTTATAAAAATTGAATTTTTAAAAATATATTGATAAACTTTAGTTTTATCATTTTTTAATCTAGTTTTAATCATTACATAATTTGATAAAGCATTAACAATTACTAATCCCATACCATTTTGACCAAATAAAGTCTTATAGTTAGTAGTATCGAATTTAGCACCAGTATGTAATTCTGTACATAATAATATAACAGAATCTATTAATTCCCCATTTGAATTTTCCATATCATATACATTTAACCCTCGACCATCATCTTCAACTTGAATAATAAAATTGTCGAGATCAAAATATACTTTACATGTTTTTGCTAATTTGTTTGATATTTCATCAATCGCATTATCTAATGCTTCTGTAAGTAATTGATCTGGTGTATTACCTTCTCCAATATAAACATGTTTACGAGTACGGATGCCTTCAACATCAGTTAATGCTGTGTATTTAATATTTTTTTTCTTTTTTTTAGTTGTCATAAAACTTCTCCTATATTAAAGATATGTATTTTTTTAAATATTTAACAAACATATAGCCAATAATAAAAAATAATATATAATTAATAATATTTAATAATAAATAACTAATTAATAAACCAATTGAAAATATAATAATAGCAAAAAATATACATAATAATGACATAAAAATAACATAATAGTGTTCTATTAATGAATCACTCATAATAATTTCCTCCGCAAATAAAAGATTATATATTTAATTAATTTCTATATATAATTATTGAATGTTATGTCTAATTTTCATCAACAGCTGACCTAATATATTTTGTCCTGTAATAGATCTGCATTTAGGACAATTACAACTTCCCCAATAGTTATCGTGCCAATAATTACCTTCAATTAATTCTGAATCTCCAGTATTAATTAATAAAATTCCAAGTTTAAGGTTTTGTGTAAATTTTAAATTAAGAATTATACACATGCTATTAAGTTTGACTTTGTTCCAATCAGATCTTAAAATTATAGTTTTCCCCATTTTTTTAGTTTCCGCTGCTGTTTTAAGTAATCTTATTTTTTCTCGGATTTTTAAATCTTTAGTTTTGCAAGCTTGATAAATATGTTCGGCACTTGGCCAAATAATATTATCTATTTCAATATTACATAAATAAAAATTACTTAAAAAGAAATGATTTTTTTTAAAACTAGTTATTGGTCGCATATATTTCTCCTTAAAAATTATGGATTTAATTTATAATTTCTATATAAGTTATGAAATTAAAATACTTAAAAAATTTTTTTTTTAAAAAATGAACATAGGGAAATATATTTCTTAATAATTAAGAATATATTATGTCTCCCATCGTATATTGGTAAATTTGGTACAAATTTATATATGTATATATGTTTAATATATAGTTAATAATAAATTTAAATATAAATTTATATAGTTAATAATAAATTTAAATATAAATTAATTATTGAATTATTTAATAATAGAATAATATAATAATTATATATGTTGATAATAGATTATGTCTAGGATGTTTGCTAAGTTTGGGTTTATCTTTGTCTAAATATTAGTTTATCATTATCTAAATATATTCTTAATAATTAAGAATATATTATGTCTCCCATCGTATATTGGTAAATTTGGTACAAATTTATATATGTATATATGTTTAATATATAGTTAATAATAAATTTAAATATAAATT